GTAAGAGCAGATGGTCTAGGATAATTATATTATAAGCCTCAGGATTATTAGGTATAAACTTATCAATCTTCTTCTTAGGATTACCTTCCTTATCTATATAATCCATATAGGTAAAGGTCCCCTTATTAGACATATATTGCCACATCTCATTGTAGATACCAGTAGGATTAGTACTCTTAAATCTAAAATTTATCTTAGAGAACAAAGCTTCTACAGTTGGTATTTCCATCTTGACATACTCTAATTGTTCAGGTGTCAGTCTATTGTCACCAAAACCTTTAATAACCTCTGGGGGAATTATAATCCCATGTTTATTCCTTATGATGACGGAAAGCCAGTTACATTTCTTAGATAACTCGTCAATCTCATAAGAATAATAGAATACATTGATTTCCAGTCCTTTGCTTTCTGCATCAGATATTGCATTTAATAGCATAAAATCTGCAAGAGTAGTCTTATAAGTACCTGATAAACCGCCCAGTAAGGTGTATACCCCTCTCTGGATACCATGTATCTCAGAATTAATTCTCTTGAAGCCATTAGATAAGCCTTGAAACTTACCATCCAATCCAGCTTGTATTCTCTCTTCTAAATTCATAGTGAAGTTACTTTATCTACTTTTGGTTCTTCAATATTTAGTTTTTCCCATAGCTTACTCTTAATAAAGTTTTCTATCTTCATATTCAGATTGTTATAGTTAGATTTAACTTTAGCAATAACTTCATTGTGAGTATTGATGTTCCTCTTAATGTTTTTAGCATACAGGATGGACATCAGATTCCTGTCTGCAGAGGTAAGAAATGCTTGTCTACCCTCAATAAGTGTAAAAGTAGGATAAGCCTCATAAAGCTCATCAATGTGTTTATCTACCTCAAAGAAGAGTTCTTTGGCAAGTTTATCAGTAACCTCAAAATAATCCAGTTGGAATGTATTCTTGGTACTGGGAATTACTTGCTCAATTAGACCCCTCTCTGCAAGTGAGAGTATCATCTCAGAGTTTATAGCTCTCCTACTTCTATTACCATTGACTAGGACATTCTCCTTAACTCCATACTTGGAAGTCAAGGTTATTCTTTGACCAACCATCTTCTCAGTAGCAGAAGTTGGTCTTACCTCATCATCTTTTGGTGTAAAGTTACTATACTTATACACCAAATCAAACCTCTTGTTATAAATCAAGAGTAGATAGGTTAATTCCTCGCCAGAAATATCATATTTCACAAGGACATCAACCCATTTTTCTAAATCTAGCATGTCTTTTATTTGTCGTTTTAAAAATCCTAACCCCTCTATAAAAGACTCTATATTACTATTGCAGCTCTTGTATCTTTCTGTTTACTTCTTAACCAACTTTCCTCTTGTGAGCCTCTTATTACTAGATTATATAGGTAGGAAAGTTTATCTTTCTCATACCTAGTTACCCTGTATAGACGTTGTCTATGTTGGGTAGAGCTTGAAGTACTACTGGCTATAATACCAAGTGTGACACTACTATCATCAAATCCCTGATCTACGCTCTTTGCACCTATAAGATACTGTACCTCTTTATCTAAGAATTTCTTTAAGTTCTCTCTCTTCTTCTTCTCACTAATCTTGGAGTGATAAAGAACACTATTGGGTAGAATAGTATGAAGATAATCACAAAAAGAAGTACTCTCACTAAAAATAATACAGCGCTCATCAGCATGCTCAGATATGATATTAAGAATCTCATTATACTTGTTATAAGCATTGTAAATAATGTCCTTTCTTTTCTTAAGCCATCTATTAAACTGCACTGCATGTGTTACTGCTTTACCTGGATCTAGGTATCCTGGACTAGTTGGATTTAGTCCTTGATTCCTTCTATACAGATAAGCATCTCTACCTGCAGGGCTTAGACATGCCATTACATCATCAAACCTATTATAGAATGTCTTAAAGTAGAACTCATACATCTTATTAGCTTCAGCATATTGCTTAGCCTCTACTTCTGTAAAGTCCAACATCTTATTATACTCTATTACAGGTGCAACCCAATGGTTTTGTAAAGCCTCTTTCATAGAGATATTACAGATTTCTCTGATACCCCTCTTAGAAAGGGTCTCTATATGGGCTTCTGACATGGTGGCTGATAGACCTAGAAAATACTTCCACTTACTATTTAGCACAGCTTGGTTAAAGACAATAGCCTCATCATTAGAATACATATGTATCTCATCTTGTATCAGAAAATCTGATTGCATGCTAGTTTTAACATATGTATTAACAACAAAAACTTCTGCCTTTACTCCCCATTCTTTAAGAATCTTAACCCACTGTTCCTGTAAAATTTGTCTTGGGACAACTACATGTATAACAGTATCTTCTGTAAGTGTCTTACAACACTTGATTGCAGTAATGGTTTTGCCAAAGCTACCTACTGCAGTTAGGAGACCCACTCTATTATTGTCTTCCCAAGTTTTTACTATCTCAGCTTGTTTTTGATCCTTAGTCTTCATTCATTATTCTAATTATCTCATCTGGATCTGGTGGAACTGGAAGTTCATCCACTTCTACCTCTTCATATAAATCCATATACTTCTTAATGTTTTTAGCAAAAATTAAAAGTTCATTTGGGGTAGCATTAGCTTTCATACTATTAGCTAGGGTGCTAATAACAGCAATGTTACCCTTAACATACCCCTTATCAGGATATATTCTGTCTATGGATGGAGAGTACCTAGTACTACATATTAGGGGAACTTTGAGGATAGGACACTTCTTAGGAATGTGTATATCTCTCAGTTCAATATTAAATTCAAGCCCCTTTTGAAGTGCTCTTTTTCTAGCACTTCTATAAAGCTGTTGCTTTAGCTCATGTACATTTTTATACTTACTAAGAGCTAGGAGCTTAATACTCTGTTTTTTTCTTTTCACATATTCTTATAAAATACTACTCCATAACATATTTTCTATTCTCATTTAAGAGAGTAGCTATTAGAGTTGCATATGCTTCCTGTTCTTTCTGGTTACCAATATCTCTGGAAATAGTGCATACTAGTGTATAAGTATCTTCTGTCTCAAATTTACCTACACCAATATTGTCTTTGTATCTACCAGTAACTGTGGTTTTCCCATCAATTCCAACACTTTTATAAGGCTGTATAATCACTTTCTTGTACATAATTTTAGAATAAAGATAATTGTTTTTCATCAAATTCTGCAATCCATTCATTAGCTTTCATTATATAATACTGATAATCAATATTATAATCTGAGAATTCTTTTGGCTTGAAGTACTTATTAAAGTATTTAACAGTCCAAGCTTTAAAGATTTTACCCTTTCTAGCCGGAGCTTCTACTTGTTCTAAGCTTCCAATAGAATATCTCTTCATTAGATAGCCATCATGGTTCTTATTACAAATATAGTATCTTACAGTCTTACTAAGCTTAGTTATTTTTAAATCTTGTATTGCTATAGCATGCAACTCATAGGAGGATTGCCCTCTCTCTACAGATTTCTTAGCCTTAACTCCTGCACAAAAATCAAAGATATTCCTGTGTCCCTTAATAGTTTCCTCTACATTAATATTATGAACCCAATAATTATAAACAGAATAAGGTATAATACAATGAGATTTGTTTTTATGAAGTGGAATATCCTTGAACTCATACTTGCCTTTAGTCTTTGTTTTTCCATTAGTGTAGATAGCTATATAGTTATTTACGTCTGAGATTATCATCTTCTGATAGTCTACAAACTCTAACTCAAGTTTAGTTAAGGATTCCCACTCTTTACAAACAGAGTTATAGGTTTCCTCATAAGCTCTTGGAATTCTAACCTCAAAGCCATCTGTATTCATCATGACTAATTCTAAAGGCATCTTCTCTGCTAACATCTCTAGTAGCATAGTTAGCAGGAGTTGACCATTAATACATATAGAGAGAGTTACTGCTCTATCTCTCAGAAAACTATACTCATCATTTGTCAAGCCATAAGTGGCATTAAGCAAAATTTTAAGTATATAGTTTCTAGGATCAGATTTTGGAATACTTCTCCTCTCATTAAAGAAACCCTCATACAAGGGAAGAAATATATCCTTAGGTAAATGTGCTGGACATAAGCCATTCCTAATCATAAGATTAGGATAGAAACTTACTACATCCAGACTCTTAATAATCATATTCTCATCACTACTATATATCTTATTCTTAGGAGCAGCGTGGATACCACCTAAGCCAAAGACAATAGGAATGCCTTTGTAGTTTACTACCTTCTCAAAGTTATCCTTATTCTTAAGAGAGAGGCTCTGGAAGTGTGTTAGGACTTCTTTAAACTTCTCTTTATTAAAGGTAACATAAGGAAATATAATATCCTTGACATGTACTACATCTCTACTGGTAGACATACTCTTTAAATCATTGAGGGGAATCCTCATAGCTCTAGAGAGATACTTACCAAATAGTTTCTTAGCCATATCAGGCTCTGTACTATTCATAACATTAACATTGTCTCTCAAGGTTATAGCCTTGCGTAGCTCAATCTCATGCTTAAATCTGTTATACAGTTCCTTAGTAGCAATAACATCATTTAGATTGTAAGAGAGCACCATCTCTTCCCAATTCTCACCTACACCCTGTGAAGGCATATCCTCAATATTCTCTAGGTCCATCATAAATTCACACCACTTTAAGCCAGTTCTTTTGGCTTTAGTAGAGAGAGATAGAGACCTGAATAGGTCTAGTTGTGGGATTCTAAATTGCCATTCAGCCACATCAGGTCTTCTATTATCCTCTGAAGTTATAATTCTAGCATACCTCTTAATGTCTTGTGGAGTACAGTTAGGATTCCTAAACATATACTCTACTATTTGTCCATCAAAGTGTACACTATTGTAACCTATTAATCCACTAACCTCATTCTTAAGAAATGAGAATAGTTCTTCTCTTTCATCCTTACTCTTACTAATGACAAAGACTCTGGTTTCATCAGAGTCTCTATCTATAAAAGTTGCAGTAAAAATGTCTAAGGTCTCTAGATCATAAACCCAAACTCTTTTCATTCATAATTATTTGTTTTTTACAATCTCAATTAATTTTTTAAGACATTCAAGTTCTGCTTGTTGATAAGTTCTATTAGGAATTGATGTAGATTGTAAATCATTTCCATAATCTTGGTCTATAACAATATTATAATGATAGGAATTAGTCATACTAAAACTTCTAATTATTACAGAATCCATTTTATACTTCTCTCTAAACCATCTAAATGCTTGTTGGTATAGTGGTGCTAAACAATCAGAACTATTTAGAGGTATATTTTCATATACTTCAGGAGCTATTGGATTGCTCCATAAACATCCTGCTATATATTTTTTAAAACAAGGTTCATCAAACCCCAATTCTTTAAGTGCTAATGCTAAATTATAAGGAATAAATTCTTTTATCATGTCTGTACTTTAATTCATTAACCATTACGGATATACTTCTTTTTGTAGCTTCTTGTATAGAATCTCTACCAACAAGATAGTCTATAATATTAATAATATGATCAGTATCTAAGTCTTTTAAGAGTTTATTAACAGGCTCAGTTCTATTCATATCTTTATCATAATTAGAGGTCCATACAAAAGATTCCCTAATACCTTCTATGAGATCAGATATTTCTCCTTCTCTAACCTCAGCATCTCCAATAGTTCTGGAGTAAAACTCTTCAATATCAACAGCAGACTTATTACAGCTAGTACACCAAGCCATTTCATGGTGTTTAAAATTAAAGAGAGATTTTTGACAACTCTTGCAGTATCCATATTTTATTTTCATCTTCTAATCTTTTAATTCTTTCTCTTAACTCTGTTTGATATTTCCATAGAGCATGATCATCATAATACTCATAATAATCATCAAGATAACTTCTAAGAATATCTATCTCTTGTTGCAAACTTGCTTTCTTAATGTAATACTTAAAGTTTCTTTGATTAACAATCTCAATCTCATTAGAAGCATAGTCCCAATTCTTAGAACTAATTAGAAACTCTAACTTAAATTTACCAATCAAGTGATTATTCTTAGGAGGCATTAACTCATCAACAATCTCCTTTATCTCATCTAGACTATAATAAATTCTCATTTTGCAAATCTATTGTAAGCGTTATTACTAATTTGTATAATCTCTACATTACCAATAAATTCCTCAAGAGTTCCACATCCTGTGTAGGACATAGCACTCTTTAGATAATCTTTAAAGTTAGATACCCACTGGGAGTATGTATATTCTACTGGAAAATACCTATCAATTCCCTCAGAAGTTTTAAGGATATCTCTACCCCAATCTTCTTGCACACCCTTAGAAGACATACCTCTAAAGTGTTTATGAGGTTTACCTTGATAGGTAACAGTCTCACCAGCACTCTCTCGCATTCTATTTAGAATGCTTCCTAGCATTACATAGTCTGCACCAATGGCTAAAGCCTTGATGATGTCTGAGTATTTCTGCATACCACCATCAGCTACAAGTTTGGAACCTCTCTTAACAAAGTTACACTCACTAATTAGTGAGGCCATAGGATATCCTACACCAGTTTGTTGTGTAGTTAAACATCCTCCACCATTACCAATACCTACTCTAATGTAGTCTGCACCAGCATCTTGTAATATCTCAAATGTTTCTGGATTGGCAATATTACCTGCCATTAGAGACATATGGGGATATTTCTTCTTAGCAAGAGATACAGCATAATGCAATCTCCTCATGTGACCATTAGCTACATCAATAAGAATATTAGCTTTGGTAAAGGATACCTCATTCTCTAGAAATAACTTCTCAAATTCTTCTATACCATAAGAAGAGAATACATCCTCATCTACATGAGGGCCATTATTCTCTCTAGGAAGGCATATATTAAAGTCTTTAAAGATGTGCATATTATCTCTATTAATTACTGTATCCATAGGAGCAGTAAAAAGAGGTAGAATATCTCCTACCTCACACTCAGATCTACTCCTTATATCAGAGTAGGAAGCTGGACAAATGAGTACATCATTAAAGTCCAGATTAATCTTTCTTTCCGCTGTCATACTTATTAATTTGTACAATTACATTAGCATGTAGGGGAGTTATTCCCATATATTTAGCTAGTAATTGCTGTGCAAGGTAAGGATCATTTAAACATGTTCCAATATACCATACAAAATTGTCCATATTTAGAAGACAATAGTTCTCCTCTTTTAGGTAGGCAAGTTCCTCAAATTTAGAATAATTCTTACCTACCTCTATTACTATTACATTACTCACATTGCTACATACTTAGTCCCAAATGTGCCTTTGGTAGCCCTTAATACGTCTCTTCTGTTAGTGCCTGAAGTATTATAAGACACATGAACCCAATCAGGATTACTATTGTTTCCAAATTCCCAAATCAATTGATCAAAAATAAGATTAGCTCTTATAAAGTTAAAGATTTGTACGTTAGAAACATGTGGATGTCCATCCATATCTATATCTATTGCTTCTCCTGTAAGATGTTGAGATGTTCTAGAACCCCCAATCTTCTTATTTAATGCTGCACTTCTATATCCTGAGGATATATAGATAGGAACACCAAAGTGTTCTCTAATTGGTTGGAATATTTTCTCAGCCAAAACTTTCATATTCTCAATATGCTCAGGAGTAGGCTGATTAGAAACTCCCTTTCTCTTAGCCATATCACTCCTTATCATTTCAAAGAGTGTTAAATTCTTACTTAAGTTCATAATAATTCAAATTGATTAAAAAAATCACTATAATTTACTTCTTTTTTTACATAATCAGAAAATCCTGCTGATTGTATAGCAAAAAGTTTTTTAGTAACATAACAGTTAAATATTCTTCCAAGAGCCCTATCTGTTGGTATTTTTTCTTCCATATTTAATAATTTATCAAAAATCTTAGAAGATATTATCATACAATGCCCTCCACTAAAATCAACTGTTTTATTCCAATAATTATTATACTCTATTAATTCTTTAACACCAGATATACCTCCTAAAAGAATATCCCAATCATTGGGTAAATTATTAAAACATTCTTGAGAATATTTATATGCTCCATCTCTAAAAACTACATCATCTTCCATAAAAAGAATCTCAAAGTGGTTTTTATTTTTAGCATCTTGTATACAGTTCTTAAATGCTTGCCAAATACCAGCTCTTGAAGTTTCTTTAATTACACCATCAATTATAGTAAAGTCTTTATTAATGAAAGTTTTATGTATTTCTCTTATAAAAGATCCTAATCTATCTGTTCTATGAGGTAGATTAATTACATATTTAGGAATCTCATTTAAGTTCATATCTTAATTTTAAATCTGCATACCTAATTTCCATCTCATTCTTATTATATCCATTTCTATCTAGAACTAACTGGATATTACAAAGGACTTTAGAATCATCCTCACAAAAAAACCAATAGACTACTTCACCATCATTTATAAACTTATCAGTTTTATAAATACTATAAGTTGCAACTCTATTAGTATATAAAACTATAGTACCATCAGCACTATCTACCTCTATAGAAGCTTTGATAAGTTCTACTTCAGTCCACTCAGTCCATCTCTCACCTCTCTTAATTGTACAGAAAGAAAAAGTTTTAGCTTCATAAAACTGTTGAGAGTAAAGAGTATTACTAATAAATAGTAATAAGATAAATATTAACTTCTTCATATTCTAATTTTACGTTTATAAATAACCCACTAAGCTCTCGGTTTTCACAAGCATAGGGTTATTGGTCTAAGAGGACTACTCTAAGAGATGAAACCGATAAATCAAGATGAGATTCGAACTCATGACTATGCAACCTTATAGGATGTGATGGGCCCCTTTCACATTACGCATTACTTGACTATAAACAACCCACTAAACTCTCGGTTTTCACAAGTATAAGGTTGTTGGTCCAAAGATACTATCTTTAGAGATGAAACCGATAAATTGAGGATAAGAAGTCCTCTGTGTTGTCTGTACTGTTTTACCAACTTATTTCTAAGCCATTACTTTTATTGTAATCAGTTTCATACATAGTTTCTGTTCAGTATTCCTTTCTCAAGGGAACAACACTGGTAGTCAGGGTAAGAATTGCACTTACTTCTTCCTTCCAGATATTACTATCCTTACAATGAAGGGTGTTACTTATATACACCACCTGACTATTTCCCCACAATGAGATTACTTGTGAGTAGTTAATTCGGTTTTCTATTTCTTAAAAACCTGCGGGGCATCCCCCTTGAAAACAGCCAACACTACTGGGAGGATTTGTGTTGGTATCCTTTAGTCCCAAGAGACTGGCGTTTAAGGATGTCCAGTCCAATACCCTATCCATTGTTTAAGTCTTGGATTAAAGACTCTGAGTACCTCTTACTCATAGTAGTCAGGACAGGATTCGAACCTGTAAATAGGTTTATTCATTTCATTCTTATATCACCCTTTCATATAATCTTTTAGATAGCGTCTACCAATTCCGCCACCTGACTATGTGCACAAAACTACTACAAAAGTTTATAATTGCCGTAATTCTGTGCAGTGTTTTTGTCGGGAATCCCTATTTATTGTCGGGAAACCTTAAAATATGTCGGGAATCAAGAATTATCCTCTATTAATTCCTCAATACTAGCTATACAATGATCTACCTCATTGCTCTCAGATCCACCTTCATCTATCTCAGATAGACATAGGTAATATAATTCCATAATATCATTCTTAAGAGAAGGATATTTTTCTTTTTGTTCTTTAATGAATTTTTCTAGATAGTCTAAACTCATAATTACTTATTGTTTAGGTTGAATGATAACTCCATTTGGATATGCTTTTCCCAATTTTTGTTCAGGTTGAACAGCAGATATATTTGTATCATACCAACTTTCTTCAACAGGAAGTATTGTTGCTGATGATAGGATTTCTTTTAACAAAAACGCTGCCTGTTCAGCTTTAGCTTGATTTATAGAATCCATTAAACTATTATAGTTAGGATTCCCAATATTTTTAATAGTATTATCCAGCCAATGTTGCCTGTCCTTTTCAAGTTCAGCTATCTTAGCTTCAATCTCTTGTTTTGTTTCCTGTGTAATATAGAATTTCATATTATTTTATCTAATGGATAACTGTTTAGAACTGCATTTTCTACTTCTTCATAAGTAGCAATATCACTACTTGAACCAAGACAAGGTATGCTTTCTAATGCTTCTTTCAATGCAGCTTCAACATGAAGTTTAGCAAATTCAATCATAGCTACTTTAATATCTTCATGATTCATTACACATTGAGTATACTTCAAATAAGTTTCTTCTGCTGTTGGTATATTATTCATAATCCTAAATGTTTATTGTGTACTTTAACAAAATGTTCAGCAGTATCTTTACCTAATTCTCCTGAATGAACAGGCCAATATTCTTCCTCATCAGAATCTTCATTTTCTTTATACATTAAAGGAGGATCACATTTAATAACTCTACACCAACATTCTTCTCCTGTTGGACAAGGTGCAGTTACCCATTTTAAAGTAAAAGATTTCTTAATTGCTTCTGAGTAATTCATAGCTTCTCTATTTCTTGTTTAACTTCTTGCCAAAATGTATAACCTCTATCTGCGCCCATGTTTCCTAATATTTCATTTACTGCTATTAAAGAATATTTCTTTGCAATAGCTACCATATTACCACATCTACCAACACACATCATACATCCTTCACATTCTGAAGGCATGTCTATCTCAGAAAAGTACTTATTAAATAACTCTTCTGCTTTCTCTTGTGCTGTCATATTTTAAATCCTTTCTTTACATTTTCTAACATATTTTCATATGTTATTGTAGCATCTATTATGTTATCAGTTTTCTTCAAAGCTATTCTTCTTAATCTTCTTAAAGAAAACTTTTGTTCACTGTGATTCTTTGTGAACACCCTTGCTTTTAACTGTCCCATAATTATATAGAAATATGTACAGAATCTACATTTAATTTGTCATATACTAAGAAATCAATCCTATTCTTGAATCTACTATTCATAGTATCTTCTACTTTATAGTGTCCTCTAAGATGTACAGGCTGATGTACATAAATAGTGGAGCCATAAGGATATTGCTTTAAGAGATCTCTGCTTACTGCTACTACCTTTATTTCTTTTCTCTTAAGTTTTCCAAGATTAATCTTATATCCGCTTCCAGTAACAAGTGGTGTTGCATCACATTGGCCTGATGTTGGATTATAGAACGTAGCCTTGAGTTTCTTGTAAGGAATTTCTTTAACTTCGACACTATCCACTTGAATCTTAATTTGTTTATTACTCTCATACTTATCAAGAACAATATTTAAGTGAAGGAAAAATAATAAAATTGCACATACTCCAGAGAATGCATTAAATGCTGCTTTTACTGGACTTTCAATAAAATTAGAGTATTTTATGTAATACTCAATACCATTGATGGTAAAATTAAGTGCAGCTAATGCTACAATTAACTCAATCATTGTACTCATACCACTTTTGTTTTAATTGTTTATTGAGCTCATTGTAATCTTGTGTAGATATCTGGAGCTCATTACAGATATCTTTCACTGATTTGTCTTCTGATTTAAGCAAGAAGAACATGTATAAGGAAGTTCCCATTAGAGATTCCTTAAAATTATTAATATCTATATTATCGTTAGAAGTTTCTGATAATTTCTCAGGAATCTCATCAACATAATCTGGATGTTGTTTCCTAATATATTTATCAATATAATGATTCCTTGCGATATTATTTATCCAAGTTACTGGTGCACTCTTAGTGCTATCAAATAGATGTTGTTTAAGAGTTGCTTTAAGGAGGATATCTTCTACAAAATCATCAAGATCTTCATCTTTTAGTTTAAAGTTATTCTTAGCAAATCTTTTTACATCTTTCTTATAGTTGTAAAAATCAAAGTTCATGATACAAATATAAGAGAAAAAAAATATAGTGGGATAATATACCCCACTATATCCTATCAATCTATTGTTTCACAATTAACCAAATTAACCTGTAGCCTCACCAAGAATCGAACTTGGAAATCCTCTTTAGAAGAGAGGTGTTATATCCATTTAACTATGAGGCCATATAAGCTTAGATTTATAAATTCTATCCAGTTAATCGTATAATTAAATATGGATACATTAAAAACCTGCTCTGATTGCAAAGAAACTAAAAATGTTTCAGAATTCTATGCTTCAAAAACACATTCTCAAGGAAGGATGTGTTACTGCAAAACTTGTTTCAATAAAAGATGTTCAAAAAGATGGATAGATAGAAAAATTGAAGCTGTTAAATATAAAGGTTCATCTTGCGAAAGATGTAATTTACATTTAGATAACACTCATTATTCTGTTTTTGAATTCCATCATCTTAATCCTAATGAAAAAGATTTTGACTGGTCAAAACTTAGATTAAAATCTAAATCTATTATTAAGAATGAACTAGACAAATGTCAACTGCTTTGTGCAAATTGTCATCGTATAGTTCATTCTGAATAATAAAGTAACTCTATCCAGCTGAGCTACAGAACCATAGGTGCTTAATGCACCTTATTTACACGAATTCTCTCTTCCTCAAGCATCTCCTCAAGAGCTTGTTCTATTACTTCAATAGGAAATCTCTTAATAGCCTGTATAATTTGAGAATTAATGTTCTCTTGTTTAGTAAGGATACCCCTACTAACAAGCACTTGGTTGCAAAGTTGCAACTTTTCTGTAAAAAGAGCAACTGCTGCTCTCTTTTCTACAATACGCTTCTCTATCTCAGGAAGTACTACTTCTGTGATGAGTTTGGTTGTCATTGTGTTAATAACTTCCATTCTACCATCTCTGTGTTTCCAGAGATTTTTGTCTGTAAAAGTTACTGTACTAGAATTGTCTTTAATCTTTTTCATGGAGTTTTAATAATTTTAAGTTTAACTAATCTATTTGCTTTAATGAATTTGTACTTAAGTGAGCCTACTTTCTCAAGAATAAAAACATTCTTGTTACTTGTAGGAACATATTCTGTTGGAAACTTTATAAGTTTCTTAAGAGGTTTATATCCTCTCTTCTCATCATAAGAAAACTTAATACCATTCTCTATAAATTTGTACCAGACATCTATATAGTAAAATGAGTTCTCAAGTTTAACATTACTGTATCCCCAACCATTAGGTTGTACAGTAAGAGCAGGTTTATCCTTAATAAACCTAGATACTCTCCACCCTTCTATAAGAGTAGGTTCTTTAACAATGGGTTCTGCAACCCAAGATTCTTTAACCTTCATAGGAAAGAATAAAATAAAAAGGAGGGGATTTCTCCCCTCCTATATACTCTAACTTATGCTACAACCAGTGGATTAGCATTAACTACAGGAGTTGCTGTAGATACATTAAATCCAAAGTCATCAGCTGTAGCACGAGAACCACTAGCAGGAAGATGAGAACAAACTACAAGAGGTGTAGTTTGACCATCTCTGATAATAGCATTACACAAATACTCATTACCTTCACTCATACCTTTAGCATGATTAGCTGCATTAATAATGCAACCTCTCTGTACTTTCTGGCCAAAGTGGTTGGTAAACTCAATAGTACCTGCATAATACTCTTTACCACTAGGAAAGTTACCTACTGGACCTGAAGACATTGAAATAAGTTTAGCATTAAATTGTGCTACTTCTTGATTTCTTTCTGTGTCGCGGATAAACTCAAATTTTACCATAACTTTTGTTTTGTTTTTTTAAAAGATTTAAATTGTTTAAAATAGTAAAAAGAATATTGAAGTTATTTTATAGCTTGTAGCTCATACTGAGCCTCAAGTGCATCTTGGTGAGGTAAGACAAATCTGTCTACCTTATATCCTCCATAAGGAGGAGTAGGTTGAACTTCTTGAAGAATGAAATAATCCTCATTTGTCAATTTGTTCCTACCTACTCTAAGGACAGTATATTCCTGTCCTGCAACAATCCAGCAAGAAGTTGGTACTTCTGGTGGTCTATTAGCATCATCAATACATACTACCTTCATCATAACTTTTAAAAGATATAATCATTAAAAGGTAAAGCTGTTTCTTCTTGATGTATCTTATTCATCTCAGAAACAACATCTCTTACAATCTCATTCTTTACATTATTTTGTAATGCATATTCTGAGAGTAAGGATTTGGCAATCTTATGAGCAAATAGTATCTTAGTAAGACTATTTATTGCCTCAACTGCTTCATCAAAGTTTGTTGTAGTATGCATAAATTCCAGTTTAGAAGTACTATTATGCATACCTAAGGTATGTCTAGTCTTCCAAAATGGATCATTAATAACTTTGTTATGAGTGATAGAATTACTATTTACTCTAACGCAAATAGTATATATTCTAAGATCATTAATTACTAAGGACTTTATGCCCCATATTCTGTTGCTGTTTTTCTTGTTCATAAATTTTTTGAATTTGCGTTTGTGAAAGATAATTATAATTAGTCTCAGGAAAATACTTTACCTGCAGTTGTTGTTTAATAAGTGGTGACCTATACAGCCACCACTCTTGTTCTTTACTCATAGTTTTACTATTAAGATTAAGATTTTCATTACTATTACAAATAAACTTAGTGTTACAACTGCTGTTATAAATAAATCAGCAGCTAAAGATCTATACTTATCCATGTTGTTTACTTAATTGGTTATTGTTAAACATTTAATTTGCCCCTCTGCACTCAGTTGTAATAACCATATAGTCGAAGTATATTCCCCTATGGTTAAGTCTTTACCTGCATTACCCTATACAAGTGTTATTACAACTGCTCACCCTTGGGAAGTGAGTTATGGTGCATTAACAAACACCAGTATTGCTACTGGTGTAAGAAGAAAAGGTTGATGAATTTACATCTCTTAAACGGAAAGTGTTTAAGCAATTTACCTTTTCTAAAGTTACTCTAGCTAGAGTTTTGTCCATCTGCATTTTGGCTTTTAGAGGCTTTGGACTCTCAGATATAAATATCTGGCTGCATTAACAAAAAGGAATACAGATATTACTACCTGTATTCCTGTAATTTATCCTATGTATAATACTTTATAGGTATAGTAACCCATAGAGTACATAAGAGAATAAATTCTGTGCTTGTTTGTCATAATCTGTGAAAATCTTTTCCACTGAGTATGAGATAGAGTTAAGGTATGCATATTACTTTACAATAATGTACAACTTGTTATTCTCTTGAATAGTATCTCCAACATTAAAGATGGTATCAACTATCATTTCATCAACAGCTATACTAGCTGTATATTGTGCTTTGTAATTATCAAATCTTATAGATTTAACTCTTACTTTTTTAGCATCTCTTGTAAGATCTGAACAAGAGGATAATGCAGCACATGCTGCAATGAGGACAAATAACTTTTTCATTGGTTTGTGAATAAATAATAATTAAACATAAAACAAAAGCAGTTTATAGTCATGCTTAGGACTTTTATTAATTGCAATCAGTGACTTTGGAGAATGACTCCAACTATTAGGGTCTTTTATTGACCAATATAGAGGTATGATCTCTAGCTTCTTGTTTTGATTACAATTAAATGCAAATAGAAGTTTGGCTATAATTATTGAATGAAATAACAATCAGTAATAGCCTGAAAACTGAAACTTAAGTGAGAAAGGTTTAGTGTGATTATCAACCACTTATGAAAGTTTCTAGAAGTTTCTGTTTAGAAGAAAAGCAAACAAAAAGGGGACATAGTCCCCCTTTCTTACTGCAGGATGAGCAGCTGCTGGCCATTCTTTGCAGTTCTGGCTTCACCGTCTACTATCCAAGGTACAGCAGTGTAGTCCATTTGCAACCTTGCCACATCACCGGGCTCCATACCTGCAACTAGATCTCTAGCTACATATACTGGTGTGCCTGAAAAGACTCCTGGTTTCTTTACCAGAATTAACGCTGACTTTTCACCTCTAAGAGAATGAAAGAAGAATGGGGTGTTTTTTGCAATAATCATTTTTTTAGTAATTAATTTGTGAAACATAGGCTTGCATGGGGGTGCGCGCCTTAACTAAGGAACTGGGGGACTTTGTTGTTAGCTATCCACTCCCCCCACACTTTAAAAAATTTTTAAAAAAATTTATAAAATGTAAAATACAATACTACTATTCTGTAAAATATATCTTTTACAAACTAAGCATCTTCATAAGAGTTTTAAACTCTTCCTCAGTTTCTATCTTCCCCTCAAATATAAGTCTATTGGCTTTGTATATTTGAATTTCATTATTTATATCCTCATGCTTCTCATAATAGTAAGCTTTAATATTAACACAACTATCTAAAAGCACATACTCTTCATCTACATAAGTAAATATTTTACAATCAGCTTTACAAATTATTTTATCTTTACCCTCAGCATCAAACATTATTGAATACATATTTGCAGGAGTTGAGGATATTTCCTTAAAATTATTCTCAGTTATAATATCTATTATTTTTTTTCTTTTCATAAGTATTTTTTGCAAATATATATAAAAACAAAAAGGTAGTAACTTAGCTACTACCCCTGATTGCATATGCTATACAATGCCTCTTAGATTCTCTCTTTCTTAACCCTAATTACTTAAGGTAATTAAACTTACCTATAGTATGGGCAAATACATATTTAAATGTATGTAATTATTTTAAATAATTATACGAGAAATAATTGACATTATAACTCCTTTTTAATCTACTTCTAATGTATCTCCCTCATTATCAATAAGAAGATAAGATAAATTTTTTATATCATTATCTTTTATTAACTCTCCCTTAATATTAACAAGGCCTGAAGTTACAACTACATTAACCATAGCCTTCTCTTCAGGCAACTTACTTAATAGCTCAACATACTGAGATATTAATTTCTTTAATACTGTATTACTCATATTATTTTTATCTTCCTTGTCCAGCATAAGGTTTCTTATATCTCTTACTTCCTTTAGACAAACTATCTTTCTTAGCATGTCTACCAAGAGAAACTTTATATTTCTTCTTGAAGGTATTCTCTGTTACTTTATTCTTTGCCATAAACTTTATTTACTCATCAAACATATCTGATCTCTTACTATCCTTAACTTTAGCTTCCCACTTCATCTTGTCTAGAGCTTTCTTGGTTTCCTTCAACTTCTGTTCTTTCTTCTTCTGTGGTGATAATTTCTTTTCTTCCTTCCAAGGTCTGTTCTTGTTGCCCATAATTATCTAAAAGTTCCTTAATTCTTTGCATTGTTTCCTGAGATCCTCCATCACCCTTAATAGCATCTAGAAAACCCTTATTCTTCTTTACAAATAATCTATATTCTTGCTCTCTTAGTTTTTCTAACTTTCTACGATAACTTCTATTCATGTTTTCTTAAAATTTTATTTTATATTTGCAAATATATATAAAGATTATGAAAAGTATAAAACTTAGATTACTAGTTTTTGAGGATTCTCTTAAGGATGCTAAGGGAAAGACTATTACTCATGATATTGCTGAGATGTTAAGGGAAGCAGGAGAAACTGTTGTAGAGGGAGAAAACCTATCTTATAAGAATATTACCTTTGCCTTTAATACTTTACCCCCTTTTATTCTTATAGGTGGACAAAGTTCACCCTTGACTGAGCATACATTTACTATTATGCAAGGCTTAACTGAGGATATTATGTTTAATTTCTTAGAAACTCCAGATGAGATTATGACTCTTATAAATGCTGCTGAGGAAGAGTACTTCCAACAAGAAATAAATAACTTACAACTTAAGATACCTTTTGGAGATGGAGAAACAACGCTTGATAGCAGTGAGGGGTGATACCTATCACAACTATATGAAGGTTATGGCACTAAATTTTAACCTTACTGAGACAGAAATTAAGGTAGCTGCCGAATTACTTAGGGAATATGAGTCCTTTCAAGAACAAAGTACCCCTGCTATTGCTTGGGAATTGCTAAACTCTGCTAAAACTAATAAGAAAATTAAGGATAAACTCTCTCTTAAGGATGCTTCTTACAACAACATTAAGGCATCTCTAAAAAAGAAAGGTCTCTTAACCTCTTCTGGCTTTAGAAATGGTATATACCTAGCAGATATCAAATTTATCTTTAGTGAGACTTAACCAAATTATCAAGGAAGTAGCTGAGAATCTGCAAATTCCGTACAAAGATGTAGATGCTGTTGTAAAATTTGCTTTCTCTTCTCCTGCTAAAGCTATGAAGAACAAGGAACCTAAGGTAACAGTTAGGTATATAGGTACCTTTACTAGAAAACTCTCTAAAAGGGATGCTTATAAGAAATTTAAGAAACTAAGAGATGAAAATAATTGAGATAAATGGAGCTACTGTAAATTTGCATGAGGCTTGCCTCTTGATTCCAGAGTTTAAGAAGCTGCAGGATAGTAGTAAAAAGGATAATGGTATACAACTTTTTAAGTACGTATACCTATTTGCTGACTTTAACTCTCCTTATAGAGCTTATGATGAGGAACAAAAGATAGCTGCACTGCATAAAGATTTAGGAGTAGAACTTACTCAAGATCTAAAGGATGCTATTGAGAAATATAAAGAACTTAATTACAGCTTTAATATGCGCTACCTTCAGGATGCCATACATGCAGCCAATCAAACTAGAGCTTACTTTAGAAATGTAGATTATGCACTCTTAGATGCTAGAGGTAATCCTGTATATAAGGTTAAGGAAGTTACTGATGCACTAAAGAATACCCTGCAAGTTATTACTACTCTAGAGGGCTTAAAAGATAAAGTAGAATCTGAGAATGTAGCACAGAATAAGGTAAGAGCTGGAGCAAAGATTAACAGATGGGAGCAGTAAGAAACAAGAATGGTATCTGGGTTAATACAGAACCCTTTAGAGAAGTTGGTAATAGATTTATTACTACTGGTAGATACACTGATGCTCTTCCTGGAACACTGGAATTTGATAGGTTTTGGGATGAGGAGTACAATAGGTGTATAAATGGCTATGAAACCTCAGGTGCTAAGATTACTGGTAAGCATTACTTCTATCTAAACTACTGCCTCATCAATAAGGTAAACTTAACTGATGATAATAGAGGTAAGAGAAAGGTATCCAAAGGATTTCTCCTCCCTGATTTTTGGGATGGTGACTTTGAGTACTTCTGGTTTCTAGAGATTGCAGAGAATGGTATAGATCCTGCTCTTATACCTACTTTACACCTAAACAATAAAGTACTTTGGACAGAGGGAGGTAAGAGTATGATAGTAGGTAAGGCAAGAAGAAGAGGATTCTCTTATAAGAATGCTGCTACTATTGCTTGGGAATATACCTTCATCAAAAAGTCTCTTACCCTTGTTGCTGCTTATGATAAGAAGTACCTATTCTCAGAGATTGGTATCTTTACTAAGGTTATGGATATGCTCAATCACTTAAATGAGCACTGTCCTGCCTTCAAGAGAACACGTCTTGTTAATAAGATTGCTGATGGTAGAATTAAGAGTGGTTTTATTGAGTATACTGAGGATGGTACAGAACTTACAAAAGGCTTTCAAAGTGCTATTACTTGTATCTCTTTTCAGAACAATGCTGATGCTGCAAGGGGAGCTGATGCTAGTAAGATAATTGTAGAAGAAGCAGGTACCTTCATTAATTGGAATGAGAGTTACTATGCTATGGAACCCTCTATTAAGGCTGGTGATTACTATACTGGGATGATGATTGTCTTTGGTACTGGTGGTGATATGGAAGCAGGTACTATTGATTTTGCAGAAATGTACTATAACCCAGATAATTACAATATGATGCCCTTTGAGAATGTATGGGATGAGGATGGACTGCCTGAGAAACCTGCAGGATTCTTCTTTCCTATGTATCAGAACTATGAAGGTGCTTATGATAAGGAAGGTAACTCAGATATACCAAGAGCCAAGGAACTCTTGACTAAACTTAGAGAGAATAAGAAAGCTAAAGCAAAATCTCCTGAGGAATATTTAAGACATACTACTGAGTATGCTTGGTCACCATCTGAGGCTTTCCAAATCATCTCTAATAATGTATTTCCTACAGAGGACTTGCGTAAACAGCTAGGTCTATGCATGACTAAAGATGAGTATAAAGGTATCTGTGGTAGAATGTCTTATGATGAGAGAGGTAATGCAGAGTTTATCCCAGACCTGTCTCTCAGACCTTTAGAATATAGAGACAAAAGCCTAGATAAGAGTGGTTGTATACAGATATGGGAGAAACCAACCCCAGGTACATCGTACAACTTATATACTGCAGGGCTAGATCCATATGCAACAGATGAAGCTAATTACTCTGAGTCTCTTGGCTCACTCTTTATCTTTAAAAGGTATGCTATTGGAGAAGAAACCCATGATCTTCCAGTTGCAGAGTACACAGGTAGGCCACAAAACTTTAAAGAGTTCTATGACCAGTGTATCTTATTAATAGAGTACTATAATGCAAGTTGTCTATATGAGAATAACATCAACAATTTCAAAACTCACTGTGAGAACAAACATAAGTTACATCTATTATCCAGAACGCCTAGTATTGTCAAGGCTGCTTCTAACCAACACTCAAACACCTATGGTATCAGAGTTGTCGGGAATTCATATTCCTCTGTTAAGAATGAACTCATTACCTATGTAAATAACTGGTTAAGAGAGGAGTATGAAGATGGTAAGAGTAATGTATATAAGATAAAGAGTGTAGGCTTACTACAGGAACTTATTACTTATAATAGTAGAGGTAACTTTGATAGATTTATATCCTTCTCATTAGCTCTTATTAGAAGTATAGAATTAACTAGAATACAACCTGCTTTTAAAGACTCGTATAAGAGGAATGGCAGAGATTTTTTCTCTTCTAAATTATTTAGTAACTAATGATTCCACCACTTCCAGAACAACGAGTACCTCAAAGGACTAAGGAAACCCTAGACTGGCAAAAGAAATGTATTATTGCCCTAGTAGGTAGAGCATACTCCAATCTCTCAGGAAGTAGAACTTCAAGAGAGGCTAAACAAATTAATTATGATCTCTTTAATTCTATTGTCAACATTGAGGACTTTAGTTATGTCACTAAGCCTTATGGTGTTGATATACATGATAGCATTGGTAATCTTCCTGCTAACTTTCAAGACTATAATATTGTGCGCTCCTCAGTTCTTCAACTGGTTGGAGAAGAACTTAAGAGGCCATTTACCTATAAAGTTGTCTCCACTGCTGGAGAAGGGTTTAATCAATATCTCCAAGACAAGAAAGAAGCCTTAGAGTATTCTTATCTTGCAGTGCTTAAGAATGCCCTTGGAGAAAAGGTAGAAGCTGAGAGTCCTGCTGAAGTAGAGAATTACTTTACCAACTCTTATACAAACTCTGTAGAGATTACTGCTAATAAACTCTTACAACATCTTGAGAAGTCTCTTAAACTTAAGAATCACTTTATCAGAGGTTTTCAGAATGCACTTACTTGTGCAGAAGAGGTGTACTATGCAGGTATCTTTAATAATGAACCTGTCTTAATCCCTTGGAACCCAATACACTTTGAGTGTGATAAGAACCAGGACTCACTCTTTATTGAGGATTGTGATTGGGCAGTAGGTAGAATGTGGTTAGATAGAGGTCAAATACTAGATTGGTTTGGAGACAGACTTACAGATAAAGATAAAGAGAACTTAAGAAGTGCAGAAATATTTAACGCTACAGCATCATATGGACAATCCCCAGAAGTCATCACAACAACATACCCACATTACAACTACACAGGTACCAAAATTCTCATGCAACTTGTCACATGGAAAAGTGAGAAGAAAATTGGGACTGCAACTTACCTTGATAAGAATGGGCAAGTACAAAAGAAAGTTGTTGATGAGGATTTCAAAATTCCTGCAGAACTTAAGGACCAAATCTCAGTTGAGTGGAACTGGATTCCAAGAACATGGATTGGAGTCCAAGTTGGGCCAACAATCTTCTTTGCTTACGAGAGTCCCTATCAATTCAACACAGTGGATAACCCATACAAGTGTAAACTTCCATTCATTGGTAGAATATTCAACAACATCAACAGTAAGCCGACCTCACTTGTTGATCTCATTAAGCCCTATCAATACCTCTACAACATCATCTGGTACAGACTAGAGTTAGAATTTGCTAAGGCAAAAGGTAAGAAGTTTGTAATGGATATTGCTCAAATCCCAAAGAGTAAGGGATGGACAGTAGAGCAATGGATGTATTACTTTGATACTCTGGGTATTGCATTTGTAAACTCAGCTGAGGAAGGTAGAGAAGGAGATCCATCTTCTGTATCTAAGTTTAACCAGTTTACTGGAATAGATATGACCCTCTCTAATTCCATAAATGGTTACTTCTCAATGCTTAATAAGATTGAGGAAGCAGTAGAGAATATTACTGGTATCTCTAGGCAAAGAAAGGGACAAATTAATTCCTCTGAGACTGTAGGAGGTGTAGAAAGATCTGTAGTGCAGAGTAATGCTCTAACTGAGATATACTTTCATGAGCATGCAATGGTTAAGGAGAAAGTACTTGAACATCTTCTTGAGATAGCTAAGATTGCATACTCTACTAGTGAGCATGGTAAACTTGTTTTTGATGAATTCTCTAGAACAATTTTAAATACTAAATCTCTCTTAAATACTGACTTTGGGTTATATGTTTCTGATAGTATTAAGGATAATGCTATCCTTGAACAACTTAAGGGACTTGCTAAAGAAGGTATCTCATCTGGAACTCTACAGTTCTCTAACTTTGTTACTCTCCTTAAATCTAACTCTATTGCTGAGGTAGAAAGCTCTATTAAACAATCTGAGGAAAGAAAGATGAAGATGCAGGAACAACAAACTCAAGTACAGCAACAACAAATTCAAAGCAATGAGAAAATTGCTAGAGAGAAGATGGATAGAGATGAGGCTCAGAAACAACTTGATAGAGAAGCTAGACTTAGAGAAGCTGAGATTAGAGCCTTGGGTTCTATTGGTATGAGTAATCCTGATGTAAATCAAAATGCTATTCCTGATGTAATGGAAGCTACTAAACTTTCTTTACAACAATCTAAACAACAGTTTGAGCAAGTTGAGAAACAACAAAAGCTTGAGATGGAAAAGAGTAGGATGCAAGTAGAACAAGAAATGCAGGCTAGAGAGAATGAGCAGCAGAATAGAGTTCATGCTGATAGGATGAAGCTTGAGAATGATAAACTTGCTCTTAAGAAAGAAGAAATTTCTCTTAAGAAGAAAGCTCTTAAGTATAAACCAAAAAGTAAATAGCGTATAAAAAATATAAATATATAATCATGGCAAAACTATTTAAAAATAAAGAAGAAGAATCTAAAGTAGAAACTTTTATTCCTGAGGTTACTCCTGTTGTAGAAGAAAAGAAGGAGGAGGTTGTAGTTCCTGTTGTAGAAGCTAAACCTGCTGTTAATAAGGAAGAAATTGTAGCTAAACTTTCAGAATTAGCTTCTATCTTTAGAAATCTTTATGGAGAACAATTAAATCCTGTATTTGCAGAGATTCATAAGGCTCTCTCTAATGCACAATATAAGATTATGCAAAATCTTTAATATTAATGAAGAAGGTAAAAAAATATTATCCAGGAACAAGTGGACTTGTTTATGACAATTCTAAAAGTGTAGGTGTATTAGCACCTCAAAAAGAAGATCCTAATAAGTTCTCAACTGGTAAATTTCTTTTTCCCGAACAAAAAACTTTAGGAAAAATTGTTGATAATAAGGTAATGTCTCAAGATTACCTTTCCTCAAAAGGACCTTCTTTTATGGATAAAGCAGGATCTTTTATGGGAAACTATGGTGATATAATTGGTTCTGTTGGAACTAGTATAGCATCACTTATTAATGCAAATAAAAAACAAGACCCAACAGGAAGACCATATAAAAAAGGAACTAATATGATTAAGTATCAAGAAGGAACAAAATCTGCAAAGAATATGGAATATATTCTAGAACAGAATAGAATTAATAATGCAATGAATACTATACTAGTAGCTAATGCAGCTAATGCTAAAAGAAATGCAGAATTAAATAGTAGAGTTGCTCCTAAGAAACTTGAGGGTAAAAAAGCTAATGTAAAAACTGATAGTCTTAAAACTAATAAACCTTCTCTTGTTAAATATCAAGCTGGTGCTGAGGAGATTATTGGACCAGGTCCATTAGATAATCTTCCACAAATGAGTCCTGAGCAGTTAAAGGCTTTTAATGCTTATGATAGTAAAAAGGAAATTGCTGAAGCTATTGAGAGAGTAAATAAAATGGGTGCTCCTATTAGTCCACTTACTCCTAGAATGGCTTCTATCCCAACTGCTCAAATTCCTACAATGTCTCCTAAGATGTCTTCTAATGTTGCTCCTGTACAAAAACAATCTAGGAGAGAGAGGAAAGCAGAAAATAGAAAACTTGAGGCTATGGCTAGAGCACCTATTACTTATAATGAAAGTTCTTTTGTAGGACCTATGAATCAAGAACAAAAGAAAAGTACACCTATTCTTGATAACTTGATTAAGAGATCTATGAGTAGTCAGGCATTTAAAGAAACTATGTCTCCTTATAAATCTTTTAAGGATATGACTCCTGCTCAACAAAAACAATATAGAGCTGGGATGGCTTCTGGTAAAGAATTTACTGTAGAAGGTATTGGTAAATATGCAGCTGTTAGTAAATCTGAAAAAAAACCTTTAGCTAAGATAAGAAAAGGTGAAGACTCTTGGACAGAAGCTCAATGGAAAGATTTTTATAAAAAAAGAAATAATCCTATTCAAGGACAAGAATTGGTTAGAATGAAAAATAATCCATATGCTATGGCAGGATTTAATATACCTTTTAATCAACCTAGTAAACAACCCTCAATTAATAAAGAAAAACAAAAACCTGTAACTACAGATTCTGGTGAAAAAAAGGTAAATCCTACAACTAAAAATACTAAAGGAAAAACAAAAGATTTTAGTTTAGGACAAAAGTTAAATATTATGTATATGGCTTCTAAAGCAGCACCTTCAGCATATGAAATGCTTCCTAGAACACTATATAAAAAGTTTATGAAATAAAAAATCTAATAATAAATATTAGATAGTATAATAATTTCCGTATAACAATTTAAAATTAGAACAACATGTTTGGTGATTTTGTAGAAGAAGAATTAGAAAATGTAAAACCTACACCTGAAGAGACAGATGTAGAGGAGGAAAATCTTGAGGATACTGAAGATTCTTATGAAGAATCTAAAGAACAAGATTATGAGGAGGAGATTAATGAAGAGGATAAAACCCCTTATCAGATTCTCATGGAGGATTTGGTAGAAAAGGGAGTTTTATTTGCAGATGAGGACAAGGAGTATGATGTCAGTGAAGATGGTATTCAAGAACTCCTTGAGGATACTGTAAATGCTAGACTAGCTGCTGCATTCCAAGAGAATGAGGAGTTAGCAATGCTCTATGATGTAGTACAGAATGGAGGTTCAATCCAAGATGTAATGCAGATTTATGGAGAAGTAAATTACAGTGAGTTAGATATGTCTGATGCAGGAACTCAAGAGCAAGTAGTAATAGATTACTATACTGCTAAGGGTCTTTCTGAAGATAGAATAGCTCGTCTTATTGAGAGTTCTAAAGATGATGGAACTTTTGGTAATGAGGTAGAAGAAGCACATAGTGCTCTTGTAAACTCACAAAGAGCTCAAATGCAAGAATATCTTAATTCCTTAGAACAAAGGAAGATTGAGGAAGAAGAGTATGCCAGAGAACAAATGGTAACTCTTAGACAAACAATCAACAGTATTGAGGAGATACAGGGATTTAAGATGGATAAAAGAACCAGAGATGATTTCTTTAACTATATGACACAGCCTACTAAGAGTGGCTTAACTAGGTTACAGGAAGATTCTCAGGATTATGAGAAACAATTAGTAATGGCCTTTATGTACTATACTAACTTTAATAGTGAGGACTTACAGAAAAGAGCTACTACTAATGTTGCTGATAAACTCTCTAAAGCTTTGAAGAGCCAAAAGGATAATAATATCCGTTCAGGTTCTTCTGGTAGTAAGAGAAATAGTAATATAGATGACTTTGATGATATTATCATATAAGTAAAATAAATTGTAAAACCTTAAAAACAAAATAAAGTAAAATGGATGTTAACGTAAATTCCAGTAGTCTCCCCAGGCTCATTGATGCCAGGGCAGTCTCAGGTGCTTTAACTGATAGCAACAAGCTTGATCAGTTACTGCTTCGCAAACCTTTCCAATTTGGACAGGTAGTATCTTACCTTCTTGGTAAGCAATATGGTCACTCTCTCCAGTGTCTCACTGAGGCTCTTGGTAGAATTGAGGAAAAGGAAATTGATAGCAATATCTATCAGTGGGATGTAGCTTACATGAATGATAGAACTATCAAGATTACTGCTGGTGCTACTGGTACCAACCTTGGTCTTAACTGTGCTCCTGTACAAATGACCTTGGAAGAGAAGTGGTTCTCTGGTATTGATAAAGTAAGAACTGATAGTGGTGCTCTTGTAAACATTATTGCTGATCCTATTCAGACTGGTAATGGTTGGTTATATACTTTCCAATTCTCTGACCCTGCTCAGTATTTTGATCCTAATGATGTAGTTGCTGGTGCTAAACTTAGTAGAGCTTACTCTCCTGTATCTGAGATGTCGGACAGAGGTGGTTGGGTAGATTTCTTCTCTCCTGCTAAGTTTGAGAACTACTTCACTACTCACAGAATTGAGCATGCTATCTCTGCTGAAGCTATGAAGCAAAAGATTGCTATTGAGCTGACCAAGTCTGATGGATCTAAGACTTTCTCTTGGATTGAGAAGGCTAAGTGGGAAGCTATGGCTCAACTCTTAAAGAGAGAAGAAATTGCTCTGATGTATGGTACTATGTCTAAAGGTAATGTCCTTGGACCTAATGGTAGACCTATCATTGAAGGTGCTGGTCTGAGACAACAAATCTCTAACAGAAACAAGCAGACTTATAACAGACTGTCTTATGATATGCTTCAGGATTACCTGATGAACCTCTCTTGGATTGCTAATGGTCAATCTGGTGGTGACTTCAAGTTTGTTATGATGACTGGAAGACAGGGTATGATTGAGTTTGATAGAGCAATTCAGGAAAAAGTTAAGAACCTCTCTATTAAAGTTTATGAAGGTGGACAGTTTGTATCTGGCACTGGAATGAATATGAGCTTTGGTTCTCAGTTCAAAACTTGTATGTTCCCTAATGGTCTTGAGGTAACTGTAGTACATTGTCCTCTGTATGATGATATTGTACTTAACAGACAACTTGACCCTGCTACTGGATATCCTCTGGAGTCCTCTCGTTTCACTATCTTCAATATTGGTAACAATGCTAATGGTGCTAACCTTGTAAAAGTAACCCTTAAGGGTGCTCAGATGGGTTCAATCCAGATTGAAGGTATGACTGATATCAATGGTAACTATAAGCAAGGATTTGCTCCTTCTAGTTCTGCCCTTGATGGTGCTCAAATCCACATGATTAGAAGGTCTGGTATCCTGTTGAAAGATCCCCTTTCAGCTGGTGAACTGATTCCTGCTAAGATTGGTAGATTCGTCTAATTTTTCTCATGTTGTTGTAGGATAGGAGCAGGAATTTTTCCTGTCTTCCTATCCTATTTCAACATATATTTGCAACAACAAGAATTAAAATTAAAAATTATGAAGTATAGATTAAGAAGTATTCCTAAGAGTTCTTGGGGATTTACAAAAGGTGGTAAAAAGTTTACCCAATTTGATAAGACTAAATATAGGATTGTGGCATACAAGGATATGTCTAATAACTTTATTACTGGTCTTACTAAAGAAGATGAAAAATATTTTGAGGAGAAATTAGGTAAACCAATGGGTTACTTTTCTCCTAGAAGCAACTTTTGGTATGATAGTCCAATTGAGTGTTTTGGTGAAATGCATAATGGTTTCTGGGTAGACTATGAAGTTAACCTAGATACTGAGGGTAAAGATACTGGTCTTACTATTGAGACAGGAGAAGCTGATATTGAGGAAGTATGGAACAACTTAAAGATTAAGTTTCTGATTGCTAACCCCTCTATTGCTTATAATAACCCTAACCCATCCTCAGCTGCTATGCTAGAGCTTACTTCTCTTGCAGAAGTTTCTAAGCAGAAGGTTGAGAATAGAAGACATAAAGCTGAGGCTTATGCTAAGTATCTCACTCTTACTCCAGAAGATAAGAGAAAGTACTTTACAGTTATTACTGGTAAGAGTGCAGCTAATCTTCTAGATGCCGCTATTGATGAGAGACTTACAGACTACATTGAGGGTTCCCCTAAACAGGCAGATACTTTTGTAGCTCTGATGAATGATCCTTCAGTAGATGAGAAGTATAAGTATAACCAACTATATCTCTCTGGAGCTATTATTAAAGATAATAATGGATACAAGTTTAATGGTATCCAACTAGGCTTTACTTTTGATGAGATTTATAAATTCCTGAAAGATAAAAAGAATCAGGAGCTTAAAGATCTTGTTGAGAAAGCGTATGATAAGATGTTAACTGCATAAGATATGAATATTAAAGAATGGCATCAAGCATTTAAGGTTCAACTAGATACTCTTGATACTGAGAGTGCTCTACGTCTACAACCTGAAGTGGTTGATGTCTTCTTTAATAAAGCTATCAATAAGATTGTACAAGATGCTTATGAAGGGTTTGAGGCTACACAGAAACTCTCTGATGTACTCTCTACTCAAACTCTTCGTACTTCTTGTCCATTTCAGTTAGATACTTTTGATGATGATGTGTATGCAGTAACTCTACCTGCAGATTATTATTTTCACCTACAATCTAATGCTACTCTTGAGATAAATGGTATAGAGGGCAAAGTAAGAACAGTAAGACATATTCTTGATACAGAGACTAAAGTAATCTCTAATCCCTTTGAAAGAAGTGATGATACTGAGATTGCAATATTCTTTAAAGTATCTCAAATCTTAGCATATATTCCAAAAGGAAGTATTCTTAAGAAGTTTGATATGGTTTATTTAAAGAAACCAATTCAAGTCTCGTATAAACAGAATATAACATCTGATTTACATCCTGCTTTACATGAGCAGATAATAAATCTAGCTGTTATATATGCACTTGAGACATATGGGTCTGAAAGGACTCCGTCTAAGGTGCAAATTAAAGATGTAACTTAAATAAATTTTATAACTAAAAAACAAATTTAAAAAAATGGAACTTTTAAAAGTTTTCGTAGGTGATGGATCTACAGCTAGTGGAACAACTGTTGATACAATGATCCCTGGAGATCTTCTTATTGTAGATGCAGATACTCATACTGCTCTTACAATCAGTAATGTTGCAGGTAAAACAATTAAGATTGTTTCTTGTATCAACAAGAATGGTGTAAACACTCCTGTGTTTTCTACACCAATTACAAGAAGTAATGTTAAGTATATTGCTGCTTCTCAAGATAATGAAAATGCTATAGCTTCACCAGCACTAGCTGCAGTTGCTGAAGCCTCTGCTACTGCTACTGTAGGAGCTACTGCACTTGCTGCTTCTACTACTTACTCAATTGGAGTACAGATTAAGGAAGATTTGAGGATGGGTACTTATAATAAGAACACTGAAATTATTGGTTCTTATACTACTCCTGCTAGCATTCCTTCAGATGGTTTTGTTAAAATGGAAATGGCTAGCACTATTGCTAAAGGTTTTGCTGCTAATCCTCTTACCTCTGCAGGTTCTCCTTATCAGTTGGTAAATGTTTATAGAAAATCTCCATCTACTTCATTTACTGGTTTTGTTGCTGCTGGTCAAGCTCTTACAGCTACTAGAGGTTCTAGAGTTGTAACTTTTACAGGAGCTCTTAATGCTGCAGTTGTTGCTGGAGTTCTCCTTAATCTTGGAACTAGCTGGTATCTTATTGAAAAAGTAGAAACTGGTAAAATTACTCTTGATACTGCTTTCCAAGAAACAACTGCTACAATAGCTACTGGTACTGGTGCTACTCAAGCATATGTTGTACCTGTTGCTAGTTTTCCTACTTCATTTACTTTTGAATTTGATGCTGTTGCTCAAACTCAGAAAAATAGATATGATCAGTTTAGAATGGTAGACTTTGTAGTAATTACTCCTAAAGGTAATGATGCTGGTCTTATTACTATTTCTGCAACTGCTCCTGTTTATCCAATTGGTTCTTATCGTCAAATTAGAGATCTTGAAGAAAAAGCTTACACTAACTCTAATCCTTTGATTAACTACAGAGAGTTCCCATTTGAAACATTCCCTTTGAATGCAACTCCTGGAACTTTCTATTGTACAGTTGCGTTATCATATGTTTCAAATTGGGGGTATAATGTGATGCAATCTAATCAAAGTGAGTTTTTACAAACTGTTGTAATTGCTGCTCCTTTTATTGCTGATACTGGTCAATTTGATGTAACACCTACTCCAACTGGTTCAGTAGGCCACTTCCTTGATATTTTAGATGCTTGGCTTGGAACATATACTGTTTCAGGTTGGGGTTCATTTACTTTCCTTAATGCCTAAGATATAAATCGGAGACTCACAGTTAGGGGGAAGAGAAATCTTCCCTCTTTCTTTTTATATCGTATAAAAAATATATGTTGCTATCTAAGATAATATATACCATTCAAGAACTAAGGAGTAAGTTCTCCCAGTCAGATGATAACCCACTATCTGATAGACAAGTACTCTTTATCTTGAATTACTATAGGTCTTTTCTTATTAGACAGGATATGGAGAAAGGTAGACCTTTATCTCCATTTATTATACAAGAGCTAACTTTAGATCTTGAGAAAGTAGATAAAGGTATTGGTTTTGATACTAAGGATAGAATTCTTAGAACTACTATTGAGATACCTAAACCTATAGAAGGCCATATGCATGATTACTTAACTTATGTAGGTAGAGCAGACTTTGAGGATAGATGGACACAATTAGATTTACAGTCCCTTAAATCAGTAGCTTATACCAGACATGCAGGTAGATTTCCTAGATGGTTTGCTAGAGAAAATAAGATATACTTAAAGTTTCCTCCTACTTGTACAGTTAAGAAAATACTTGTTAGAGGAGTATTTGAGGAACCAGAGTTAGTTGCAAAATTAGCTGGTAAGATTGCTCCATTTCAAGGACAAGAGTGGGATTATCCTATCTCTAATAATATGCTATCTACCATCATTAGAATGCTTGAGGAATCAGAGTTTAAGTTTACCTTTGCTATTCCTAAAGACCATGAAAATGATGGAAGTCAACAATAAGGGAAATTTCCTTATTGAAAACCCAAACTTAAAACACTTACCTTATGATGAAATTCTTAGAGAGTTTCAGAAGGTATTCTATTCTCACCTATTTAAAGGTAAAACAATAGAAACACCTCTAGGAACCTTTGAGGTAATACGCTTTAAACCTACTAGAGAGTTTAAGAAAAAACCTATAGACTTTAAAGCTACCAGAGAAGAGGGTTATACTATTAGACACTTAAATGAGCATACTAATGGTTATGCTTGTATGGTAAACTTTACTCCCAAAGGTATCTTTAATAGATACAAGTTTAAGACAGTCAGAGTCTTAGCTAGATCTCTAGCTGCTTATATACTTCAGAATATAGATGCGTATAAATTATATTATGAAGTTAGCAAGCATAAATACAGTAATATACAGGCTAGAACAACTGGTGGTGGAACCACTCCCAATAGCTGATTGTTATGAATGGATAGCTGCTGCATTGCAGCATATTGGTGGAGATTATCCACAAGTACTAAAGGAAAAAGTTCTTGAGATATCTGATTACAGGGCAGAGATTCCTTGTGATATGGTTAACTTCTTGAGATGGTTAAAAGTTGAAACTCCTGATGGTACTCAAGAAACTTTTGTAGAGGAGACTAGACTTCCTAATTATCTTGAGACTTCCTACATCTATGCTAATAGGAGAGTAAACTTTTATGATCCTACACAACAGTATAACCCCTTTAATAACTCCATTAGACATTCTGTAAATAACTGGCTAACTCCTGAGAATGATTTGACTTGGAACTCAGTTTTAGATTATAGAATTGAGAATAACTGCTTCCTCTTTAATCTTGAGAAAGGAACTATTACTATGCAATACTGGGCAGTTCCTACAGATGAGAATGAGTTACCACTTATCCCAGACTTGGAAGCTTTTATAGAAGCTTTACAATGGTATTGCTGTAAGCAACTCTCCTATCAGGGATACAAGTTTAAGAATCCAGAATTTAAGATGATGTTCTTTGAGCAGAAGTGGAACAGATACTGTCTGCAAGCTAGAACAGAGGGTAGAATGCCAGATATTCATATGATGCAAAGACTCTCTAATGAGAATATGAGGCTTCTTCCAATTACCAATCATTACTATACCTCATTCAGGTACTTGGGTATTATGCAACAACAAAATAGACACGGAAGATTTAGATAGAATTTATGGAAGGTACTAATAGTTTTGAGAAAGGATTGCACAGAAGCAATAGCCCTCAGATGCAACCAGAGGGTAGTTATGTTGATGCCTATAACTGGATTAGGAATGATAGTGGTAGACTTACTAATGAGGAGTTAGAGAGTATTACTAAAACCTTAGAAGATGCTGCTTCCTATACATATTTAGGTTCTTGTCCTGTACAAGACTTATTTATTATTTTCTTTCAACAATTAGGTAATGATGGTAATAAATATTCTGAGATAGGTTTATTTCAGAATGGAGTTTATGAGAGAATCTTTAATGACTTTTTTACTCCTTATAAATTAAATTTTGAAAAAGAGATAGATTCTGTAGCTAGAATAAATTCTAAAAATGAAATTGTAGTATATTTTGTTGAGGAGGGTAATAAACCTAGAAGATTTAATGTTACTCAATTTCAAGATTTAGAATACAACTCAGATATATATAATACTCTTGAAGATTGGGATTTACAACTGAGTTATAAAATGCCATATGCTAATTACTCAGTTCAACAAGGAGGAACTCTTCCAACAGGGACATACTCATTTGCATTTAGATATGCTACAAGTGAGAATAATAAAACTGCTTTTAACATACCTTCTAGATTTATAAATATTGTTCCTGGTGTACCCGATGTATCTAATGGTACTCAAATATATAATGATAAAGTAACTGGAGCTCCACCTCAAAGTAATAGTAATCAAAGAATATTAATAAGTTTACAAAATCTTGATGAAAACTATCAATACATTGAACCTGTTGTAATTACATATATAGGTTTAACAAATGTTCTCTCTATAAAAAGTTTAGGTTTATTTGAGATAAGGGAAAACTTAGAAATATCATTTAGCAATGAATCTCAATATTTGCAGGATGTTAGTGAGAGTGCATTATTAGAAATACCTGTAAATGTTAATAGTGCAAAATGTATAGAACAGAAAGATAATATTCTTGTACTATCTAATATTACTAGTAAGAAATATGATGCTGGTTTTCAAGAAGTTGCTAACAATATTAAGTTATATTGGTTTATAGATGAAAAATCTGTAGATACAAGAAGAAACTTTTTATCTGTTAGAAAATCAAATGGAGGATTAAATTGGCCAAATGAAATAATAGGGAGTTTTTTTCCAGGAAGTGATAGAATATACTCACTTATAAATACTACAACCAATCAAACTGTAAATATTTCTAGAGATCAAAACTTTCAGAAAACTAATGTTTATGCTGACCCTTCAGTATTAAAAGGTTTTCAGAGAGAAGAAATTTACTCATTCTCAATTACACCAATTTATAAAGATGGTAGTTTAGGATTTGCATATCATATTCCAGGAAATCTTACTCCTAATGTAAATATTCCTACACTAGCAGTTTGGTACTCAAAAGAAGAGTATACAGAAAAATATCAAGAGGTTGGTTTAACAGGAAGAATTAGACATCATCAAATGCCAGACTATGATCAAACTGGATATATTGGTGATGAGGATTATATAAATATACTTAGGGTTAGAGCTGAGAATATAAACTTTACTGATGAACAGAAAGCTAATATTCAAGGATATGTAATTGGCTTTCAACCTAGAAATAATGATACTAATACTAGAATAATTGATAATGGTTTCTCAAGACCTTATCTTCAGAATGAGTATAACAATGATAAGTATATAGGCAACCTTTGGACAGGCAGTGTATTCCACAGAGAAAGTGTTGGAAGCGGTGAGGGTGAAGATAGTGTGCAAGCTTATACATGGGCCCCTAGATGGTTTACTAATAGAACCTATGCAATGTATCATTCTCCAGATACACTATTAGATGCTAGTAAAGTAAAGGCAGGATATAAAATACAAAGAGTAGGGTATGGTAATAATCTTATAATTCATTCAGGAAATCCTGAAGTTGATGGGCCTTATTTTGCATGGTATTTAACTTATGGCCCTGATCCTTTCTATGTTAAATTAACAATTCCTATTTGTACAGATAGAAATGCTCAAAGAACTGATACTCTTTTGTATGCCAACTTATTCTTTGAGTTTAATGAGTTTATCTCTAATAAAGGCAATTTAGTAAATATACAAGATGCAGAATATATTACAAATATTGGTTCTGAGAATAATATAGTTATTGATAGTAAAATTACAATTAAATTTTCATCTCAATATATACACTTAAAAACTTCAGACTCACATTTTTTTGATGACAACTCTAATGCTGAAAGTAAATATTACTTAGACCCTCAATTTATTGTTAATCAAATAGAAGATTTTGAAGAGGAAGATGATTTTTCAATGTTTAATCCTGGTTATCATTATGAAGATTTAGATGAGACTCAAAGATTAAGCATCAATTTATCTAGAATCATTAATGATAATGAGTTTCAATATGGTAAGTTAGAAAATGCAGAATATACTCCGGCAGTTGTTGTAATAGGTGATGGTAATAATTTACCAACAACAGCAGAACTTGAGGGGGATATTTATATAAGTAAATACTTCTTTAATTTTTATGATAAACTTGTTGGAAAAACTACTAATGAGACAGTAGAAGGACATTGTATGATGGGAGTTTATGTAGAGTCTAAGAATAACTATTCTCTTAGACACACAGAAGATGGTAAAGTTCCATTCTACCCTAATTACAAGTATATTGTAAATGATCAGGAAACTAATTTTGGACTATTTAATTTTGAATGGTGGAAAGTAAGTACTGGTTATAATAAACAATATTCTTCTCTTACAGGATTAAAGTTAAGTTTTCCTAAACCTTTATTCTTTAATGAGATACAAGAGTATAAAAATAGAAGTATATATTCCTCACAATCTTTTGAGAGTGAGTTGGTAGATCAGTATAGATATTTTTCTCCTAATAGTTTTCATGATGTACCTAGACATAGAGGAGAAATTACAGATACTTTTGTATTCAATAATAACTTCTTTCATCATACAGAATATGGATTATGGCTTTCTTACTTTAATCCTAATACTACTCAAGCTACATCTCAAGGTCAAGTAATACTTGGTAATGCTGGAGTATTCCAACTTCCATCTAAACTTATCCTTGATATTAAAGGAGGTTATATGGGCACACTTGATAAGAGTGGAACCAATACTCCATTTGGTAGAGTGTTCTTAGACCATAAACAAGGTAAGGTATTCTTATTTGCTGGAGATGCCCCTGTAGAAATATCAGATTTAGGACTTTTCTCATTCTTTAGAGGATTTGTAAATACTAATGATAAGTATACTATGGGATATGATTGGGCTAATAAGAGACTCTTAATTAATAATATTACTCAGGAAAAAGCCATCTCTTTCTATCCTAAGACTCAAACATGGACATCCCTTCATGACTTTTCTCCCAATGCTTACTTTACAATAAATGGTTCCTCATATGCTTGGAGAAATAATGAGAATAGTTTTTATAACATGGATAATCCAAATGGAATTAGAAAGAACTCTTATATAACTTTTGTAGAGAATACTCAACCTGATGCATTTAAGAGATTTGATAGGATAGAGATGAATACCATGTCAGGTGGAAATCAAGGAATAAATTCTCCAGGATTTGTAGAACCTAACAGTTATATCTTTAATGATGAATCTTTCTCAACTATTCATTGTTGGACAGATAGACAAAATAGTACAGAACTTCCTTTTGCATATTCTGATGATTTTGAGAATAACTTCTTAAATAATTATGATGCTACTAAAGTACCTACAAATTATTATAGAAGTTCTTTCCATGCAGAATTACCACTAGATGCTGTAGTAGATCCTTATGTAAATATTTTTGAGAGCAGTAATCTAGATATTAATGCAGACTTTAGAGCACATATGAAAGGTAAGTTTCTGTACACTAAGCTCTCGTATAATCAGGATAAACCCTTAGTTTTAAATTACGTTAAGACTTTCTTCAAACCTTCTGTAGCATAAACATGAAAAGAAAAATATTAAGAAATAAATATAAATTCCAAGGAGGGGTTCAAAGAATAGAGGAAGATACTCCTCCCTATCATACTGCTTATAAACTAAGACAAGAACAAGATGCTAAAAACCAAGTAGGAGGAAATATTGCAGCTACTGCTGCTAATATAGCTATGCCAGGTTTGGGTAGTGCATTGCAAGGAGTAAGTGCAATCTCTAATGCAGCACTTAAAGATTCTAAAGGAAATTATAAAAATAAATTTTCTGAAATTCTTTCTACGGGACTTAATCCTATGGAAACAGCTGGTCAAGCACTTTCTGCACTTACAGGTGATAAAACAGCTGCTGCAGATTTATTTAGCAAAGTTCCAATTACTGCAGGATTACAAGCTCTTGGTATGAAGAATCCATTTGGTAAAACTACTCAAGAGAAAGTTAAGGAAGAAGCTCAGAAAGCTGAAGAAGCTACTAGGATTGCTAATATAAATAAAAGATATACTGAGGGTTCTTCTACAGATGTACAAGCAGCTTTAGCTAAGAAGGGTAAGTATAAAGTTAAAACTAAACAACCTCGTCTTATTGAGACAGAGGGTAGAGAACCTATCTTCTCTCCTAAGAAGAAAGATGGTAGTAGAGATCTCTTATACTATAATCCTAATGATCCTACTCATGAGGAAGGTGGAGTTAAGGCTGTAGTTATGCCTAGAGCACAAGCTGGTAAACAATCTGTTAAATCTAAAACTAAATCAGAAAATACTGAAGATAAAGATAGTTGGTTTGAAAATTTTGTAGAAATAATTGATCCTTTTGGAGTAACATCTTCAGATGATGCATATAGATCTATTAAAAATGTAAAAAATAATCCTAGTACAGAAGCAACTATTGATGCAGCTCTTGAAAGTGCTGGAGCACTTCCTTTAGTAAAAAAGGCAAAACTTATTGGCAAATTAAAAAGAAGTTTTGAAGCAGGAAAATTTGCAGGAAGAGGAAAGGGTGTTATAACTGATATTCTTGGAGGAACTTTAAGTGATGAAGGTTATAATAAGATAAAGGGAACTTATAAAGGAAGAAATATACTACCTCAATATTATAATAAAGAAACTGTAGGAATGGGAGCTCCTGCTTTTAAACAAGGTACTAATAACTTAATGCCTAAAAGAAGTAAGGTATCTCTCTTAGGTTCTGGTAAAATGGCTGTTGGTGCTAAACAAATTAAAGTTGATGATCTCAATACTGCTGCCTTTTCTCAGAATCTTACTGGTAGTACTCCTGCCAATGCTGCTAATAAATTTATTCAGCCCAGAGCTGGGCTTCATCAAGTTGCAAGACAGATTCCTGATGAGAGAAGAAAGGAGAAAATCAGGACTCCTAGGTCGCATAAAAAGGAAAATCCTGACACTAATAGGATTATAGATCCTCCTATGTTATATGAGATGAAGCCACCTCCACCAAGGAGTACCTTCAATACTAAGAATGATTTTAATAAAGGTTCTAAAAGAGTTAAGGTATATAGATGAGAAATTTACCAGTAAATAAGACAGGATATTTAAAGGGAGCTAAGACTGCTAAGAATCCAGTCAATGTAATCCCATCTAACCTTATTACTACTCAAGGTATGGCTTTTCCTATTAAAGCTAATGGTAAAACTTTATATCCTAATACTGGTCAGTACAAGTTTAACACTCCTTATGTTGTAGAGACTCCTCTTAAACAGAAAGGAACTAAGAAAGCTAAAGCTGATTATAATAACGGAAGAACTTTTGGTTTATCAGAAGGTCTTAGAAGAAGAATATATGATAGTGTAAATCCTGATGAGTATCCTCTTTTAGAAACTATACCTGCTATTGGAAGATTTACTTCAGGAAGAAAAGTAACTGATGAAGAAAGTAAGAATGTAACTCAAGCAGATAAAGATGCATGGGCTTTTTATATGGGAATTCCTCAGAAAGAAAAAACAGTAACTAGATCTAAATATACTCCTACAGAAAATAAAACAAAAAATACTAAATATTATACTGTAAGAAATGCATATCCTGCTTTTGAGGATTCAGTAATAAGTAATGCATCAAAAGCTTTTGTTAGAGAAAAAGACTTTTTACAAAAAGCTTCTGATAAAATTTTTGGAAATAAAGATACTCCAACTAAGAGAACAGGTGTAGAATCTTCTTTTAGACCTTTACAAAATGTAACTTATTCTAAAGGTAAAGATAAAAAAGGAAACTATTACTCAATCTATGATACATATGATTTTGATGTTCCTTACTCAGATAAAATAGGCAAACCCTATGAGATATATGATAGAGTATATTATGATCCTAAAACAGGAAAACCATTAAATAAAAAGAAACAAGGTAGTAAAGATATGAAACCATTAATTAAGTATAAGGATGGGAGCAAGAGTGTTTCTCTATCCTTTAGTAGAAAAGAGAAAGATCCTAAGGGAGGCTTGACTCAAAAAGGTGTAGATAAGTATAATAGGGCTACTGGAGGTAATCTAAAGATGGCTGTTACTACTCCACCATCTAAACTTAAGCCAGGTTCTAAAGCAGCTAATAGAAGAAAATCCTTTTGTGCTAGAATGTCTGGTGTTAAGGGACCTATGGAAAAGAATGGTAAGCCTACAAGAAAAGCTCTTGCTCTTAGAAAGTGGAACTGTTAAAAACGTAAAATAAAGTTATGAAATTCAAGATGAACAAAAAAGGAAACTCTGGTATTTACATTAAACCAGAGAACAGAGGTAAGTTTACAGCTACCAAAAAAGCTACTGGTAAGACTACAGAAGAACTTACTCATAGTAAGAATCCTATTACTAAGAAGAGAGCTATCTTTGCACAGAATGCAGCCAAGTGGAAACATGAGGATGGTTCTAAATCTGTTGGTGCTAAAAAAGGTTCTTTTCCAGACTTAACTGGTGATGGACAAGTTACAAGAGCTGATATTCTTAAAGGCAGAGGTGTAATTAAGAATGGTAGCAAGTCTATGAAAACTGATTCTAAAATGTGTGGTTCTAAAGGTATGAAATATGCTGAGGGAACTAAGAGCATTAAGTTTAAGAAGAAGGAGATGATTAAGAGAGCTGATGGTTCTACTTCTCAGAGAGGTCTTTGGGATAATATCAGAGCTAATAAAGGTTCTGGTAAAAAACCTACTCCTGAGATGCTTAAGCAAGAAAAGAAAATTAAAGCTGGTAAATAATGTATAAACTTTTATCTGGGGCTAAAGCCGTAAAACAATATAGAGGAGATGAGAATCTTCCTGAAGCTAAAAAAGGCATGAAGAATTGCGGCTGTAAACATCCTAAGAAAAAATATAAGTATCAACCTGGTGGAAAAGATATTGATGTTAATGAGTTAGAATTTGAGAACATAATGAATCCTCCAAATGAGTTTGATGAGCTTCCTGATGTTCCATATGATTTTCCATTACCTAAAGCAAAAGTTAAAACTGCTAAAGCAGTCTCTATTAAGAAAGATACTGTTCCTGCTAGAACTACTATTAAAAAAGACACTACTCCTGTAAAAAAGAAAACTTACCCTACTGTATCTGGAGAAAAGAAAGTTTATATTGAGAAAGCTCCGGTAACTAAAACTAGAGTTGTTCCTAAGTCTACTGATAGAGCTACAGAATACTTTAATAACTATGATGGAGAATCTGTATTTCCTGGTAATAAGAGATACCAAACAGTAGATGGTAAAATGGTTATTACTAAAAGAGAAAGATTTGGTAAGAAAAATCTTGGTTATGATTGGGAAGATCTCTCTAATGCTGAAAAAGATAAAGTAACTAATCTTTATAAACAACAGAGAAGAGATATTTTACAAAGAGAAATAGATGTTATGAATGCTAGTAATAAGTATCGTAAAGCTACTGAAGGAGAAAGTATTAAAACTTTTCTCAAAGGGCAAGAGACAAAGGAGCTTAATGAAATAAGAGCTAATGTTAAAAGAATTACCTCTGCTGTAGAAGGTAAGAGCCCATATAAATATGGCACTGGAGCGTTAACTATTCCAGAAGGTTCTGCTATTGTTACTGCTAATGGTGGTAAGAATAAACAAGCTATTGCTGCTTATAAGAAAGGTAACTATAAACTCTTAAATAATATTATAGAACAGATGCCTGAGGATAATGTTGATAAAGCTCAGGCTGGTAAAAAATCTACTAAAGGTAAAACAATTGAGGGCATTGTTAAGAAAAGACCAGTAATTGGTTCTAATAAAACTTTTACTGAACAGTCTGCACTTGGTTATGGTGGAGGATATGGTAGAGAGATGAGTGAGGAAGCTGCTAAGAAAATGTATAACCTTTCTCTATCTGATTATATAGCAGCTGTTAATAGTGGAAAGATTCCTAAAGTTACTGCTGAGTTAGAAACAGCAAGAAGAGAAGCTGTAAATAAAGGTTTAACTAAATTTGATTATAAAGGTAAATCTTATCTTTCTGGACTTGAGGAAGATGTAAAACCAGTAGGTGGAGAAAAAGAAAAACCTAAAGATGATATTACTCCTACTCTTCCACCAGAACCTGAGGATAAGAATGATACTTTTGCAGGAAATAAGAGAAAGGGTAACTTCTTAGCTAATATGCCAGCTATGGCTGAGATTGCTGCAAGAACTTCTATTCTTGGTAAAGGTATAGAAGGTGTTCCTGAAAACTACTTAAAGTTAGGTAGATATAATTATGCTTCTCAATTACCTAAGACTCTTAGAGAAATACAACTTGCTGAACAAGCAGGCAGAGAAGGTGCTAGAGATATTGTAGGAGGAGATGCTGGCAGATATCTTGCACAAGCAGGAAACTTATCTGCTGCTAGAATGAAGGCAGCTAATGATGCTGTAATCCAAGATACTCTTGCTAGACAGGATATTGCTAATAAGAATATAGACTTAGGCAATGTTGAAGCTCAAGCAAATCTTGGTCTTAGAAATCAATATGCTCAACAAAGAGCTATGGGTAGAGCTGCTTATGATCAACAACTTATTGGGTTAGGTCAAAAGATTGATAGTGCTACTGAAGTTGCTCAGGAAATGGCAGGACAAAGAGCTGCTGATGAGCAGAGACTACAAACTCTAAGAGATCTAGGTATAAATTATGATATTAAAGATATTGATGGATTGCTTAAATTAGTGCCCAAAACTGCTAGCAAAACTGCAGCTAAAGGTTTAAAGAAAGCTAAAGCGTATAAGAGAAAATAAAACATGGCTATAAACGCATACTCAGTTAATGTCCCTATAAGGGAAAGTAGAAATACTTATGTACCTCTACCTTTTGAGGAGATGTATGCTGCTATGCAGGAAAAGCAGAAAAGGTATGATGCTGCTGATGCTATGGAGAGAGAAGCTAAGAGAAGTGTTTCTGCACTCTCTACTCCTATTAAAGGGCACAGTGAATATCTTGAGAAAAAGAAACAAGATTACTTATCTCAAGCTATGAAATTACATAACAGTATGCCTGATAAAGGTTCTGCTGAGTATAAGAGAAAACTGCAAGATATTGTTGATGGTTTTGTATCTGATCCTAATATAAACTTAATTAATAGTTCTGCACAAGAATGGATTAAGGGTAGAGAAACTGCTGCTAAACTTATGGCTGATGGTAAATACTCTACCTATCAAGATAGATATAATTTAAACTTTAATGGTGTAGATCCTGCTACAGGAGCTCTTCAGAGATATAACTTTATAGGTCTTAAACCTAGAGTAGATTATAATAAAATATTTGAGGATGTTGCTAAGAATACTCCTGAGCAAAGCCAGGATGTTACAGTTGCTCTTAGTAATGGTAAAGTATCAAGAAGAAAGATTTCCATTAAATCTAAGGATGCAATTCTAGGTGGCATTAATACTGCACTAGCTATGAATCCTGATGCTATTGGAGAAATGTCTACAGAGCTAGGATTAGATTCTAAGGGTATACAGAAATTCATAAATACTTTTGCTGCCTACAATCAGAAGAGAGAAACTGTTTCTGAGGATAAATTTGATGCTTCTACTGCTAGATACTTTGATGAGAAGAGAGCTGCTGAAGAGGCTGCTGCACAATTAGCAGTACCACTTAGTACAATTCCTAAAACAGATTTTAGAGAAACTAAAGAAGAGCTTAAGCAGTATATTGATGATAAGGGTAATATTAAACCTGCTCAAGAAAATCCTATGATTTTAGGTGGACCTAGTATTATGGGAACTGGAGGAGATTTTAGTAGATACTCTAATGTTGGAAAACAATCAGGACTTGCCTCTAAAGAAGAAAAAATTTCTCGTTCAATTTCTCAAGTTGAGAGGTTAATTAGAGAGAAGCATGCTGATGTGTATGAGAACTTCTTGCATGCTAGAAGAAGAAGTCCTAATGCAAAAGAGTTAGCTCTTAAAGATACTATTGCTTATATACAAGAACAAAAAGAAGGTACTCCTATCTATGGAACTACTATAGATGATAAGGACCAAAGGGTTAATATTATTAATGCTATGTTAGGTAACCCTACTAGTGTTATGTTATATAGCTTAGATCCTAAAGATCCTAAAGAACCTGTAGCAATGGCTAATGTAATTGGTGCTAGTAAAGATGATCCTAAGCTTATTGTTGGTGCTAAACTAACAGCCTCTCCTTATGGTAGAGATAAAAACTCAGGATTACCTTTACAAAGTTATACTGTTAATCTTAATGGTAAACCTTATGTAGCAACACTTGGTACCTTAAATCCAAGAGATGAACAAGCTCAATCATTATATGAGGTAGAAAATCTTGGTAAGACTGCAATTATTCATAACTTTGAACCTGATCCTCTGAATTATCCAGAGTTGGGTAATAAGAGAGTAGCAAAAATGAAAGTTTACTTAACTCGTCTCTCCAATGGACAATACCAGGTTTGCGGAGATGATATAAGTGGTAAATAGAAATAAAACTTATGGCAAAAAAAATATCACCTACTTTTAGCTCTGGAGGATTTCCAGTAGTACCACATACACCAACAGGAGTTTACACAGGATTTGAGGGTTCTCAATATGAGAGACCAATAGCTCCTGGTGAATCTGTTGAGAATGTACTTGCTCAAGAGCAAGGAATGATGGATGTTACTGGTAATATCCTAGGTAGGTTTCTTGGTAGAGCAACATTATCTGCAGCAGAAACTTTTGGCATGCTTAGCTATGGTAGTATTGCTGCTATTAAGAATAGAAGTTTCTCAAGTTTATATGAGAATGACTTAAGTAAAATATTTAAGAAAGCAGATGAGGCTTTAGTTAGCAGTACTCCATTCTATGATACTGAGTCTGAGAAAAAAGCTAAGTTTTTCTCTTCTGATATTGGTACTGTATTAGGTAGTGCAGGTTTCTGGGGCAATGCCTTAGGTGAAGGGGGAGGATTTGTAGCAGGTGCAATGCTTGGAGGTATGGGTACAGGACTTTTCTTAAAAGGTTTAGGAGCACTTGGTAGAACTGCCTTAACTGCAACAAGACTCTCTAAAGCTGTAACTGCAGCTACTGAGGCTGAACAACTGGCAGGTCTTGCTGCTGAGGTAGGTAAGGATGCTAACTTTGCTAATAAAGTAAAGAGTGTTCTTACTAGTACTAAATTTAAAAATGCTGCTCAATTTCAAACTCAGAGAGCAGTTAGTAATATGTATGAGGCTGGTGTAGAAGCCAGAGGTGTTAGGGAAGAATATATTGCTAACATGGAGAAAGACTTTAAGTTACAGTATGGTGAAAATGCTGTAGCTGATGAGGTTACTAAACTTGAGTGGGAGAAAGAAGCTAATAAGTATGCTAATACTGCTTTTGGTATTAACATGGCTCTCTTAAATATTGACGGTATTGGATATAGCAGATTCTTTAAAGGTTATAAGGAAACTAGAAGAGCTATTGATGCTACAAGAGATACTGCTACAGGAATGTATAAACCTCTTACTGGAATTAGTAAAGGTATATCCTTAGTTAAGAATTATGGAGGTAATGCTTTTGCAGAATCATTCCAGGAAGCTGGACAGTTTCTTACTGAGAAAACTTTAACAGATAGAGAATTACAATCTTCTCAAAGAGGATTTGGAGATTATATACAAGCTACCATTAAAGGTTTAGAAGAAACTTTTGGTAGTAAGGAAGGTCAGGAAAGTATGGTAATTGGTGCTATGCTAGGTGGGCCATCTTCAGTAGCTAGTGGTATTGAGCAAGGTAAACTCAATAAGATGGGTATAGAGTTGCTTAATAAGTATATGGCTAAAGAATCTATTGCCCCCATCATTCAGCATACTAATGATGCCATTCAAACTAATAAGGGGGACTTGAGTGAGAGGGTTGCAGAATCTTCTTCCAAGTATCTCTTTAGAAGTGCACAGGATGAGGCTTTCTATAACTATGTAAATAGTAGAATACAGTCTGGAAGATTTGGAGATCTTATGGATGATCTTGATGATTTTAAGAGAATGGATGAGGGAACCTTTAATGAGTTATTTGCTACATCTTATAATAGAGTTAAGAAAGATAAGACTGTACAGGAGCTAATAGATTCTGCTAAAAGAATTCAGGATATTACTGATAAGACAGATGCTGTTTATGGAAAGAATCCATTTAGGGCGGAAATTATTAAGACAGTATCTGATGCCGCTACTTATGATAAAAGAATAAGAGAATTACAAACTAAGTTAGCTGCTGAGGAGAATCCTCTTGAGAGGGAAATTCTAATGAGTGATTTAGGGTTTCTTATTAAGGATAGAGAAAAAGCTAATGAGAAATTAAGAGCACTTACTTCTATAGCTGCCACTCAAGAAAAACTTGAGGATAAGAAGAAGAATGAGAAAGCTGAGAAGGAAGTAGAGAAGGCTGATAAGGAGAAACCAGAAGTTAAGGCAGAAACTAACCCAACTAATAATCCTACTGAGAAAGGTAGTGTAGTTATTGTTGATGGTAAGAAAGTAGTAGTAGAAGGAGAACTTCCTGATGGTACTGTAAGAGGTGCTACTCCACAAGGTCCTGTAATCTTTGATCCAGATGAGAGAGATGCCGGTGCTATAGGTATTGAGAAGACTGAACATTATGATGAAGAATTTCAAGATCCAGACCCTGAGAAAGTATCTCTAGGTAGAGATGCATTAGATAGACCTGCTGCAGGAAACTTTAGAGGACAATCTTTTGTATATGATCCAACAGACCCTAACTCTGAGTATGGTAACTGGACTGATTTTCAACCTAAGCTTAATAGAGATCTCTTTGATTATAAAGTTGAGAAGGGTAAAGAAACTACTCCCTTAGAGAAAGCTAATGCTGATAAATCCAGAGAAGTTGTTGATGCTCTCATTGACAATATGAAAAGGATTGGGGAAACTCATAGGTTTGTAGTAAGAGATGAGAGGGGACAGAAAAATCTCTATGCTATAGAGAAAACTGGAGGTAAAGAAACTCATATAGGTTACTTCTTAAACAGGAATACTAAACCTGGAAATGACAGTAAGCAATCTAAAGTTAATCATGGAACTATTGATAAGTTTATAGATTCATATTCTCAAACTGAGCAAGGTCAAAGAAAACAAATTCCTAATAAAGAAGGTAGGAATGTTTTCATGGATGTTATTAATGGTTGGAGAAAACTTATTGATAGAAAGGGAGATACTGATATTACTAAACATCTTAAGTTACGTTCAGAAATTATCTCTGGAGATGCACCAGTATCTCTTGCAGAGATTATGAATTCTCCTTACTCCAAGAGATGGCAAATTAATGGAGAGTATGTTATTGTACAGAATGATAATGGTAATTATGCTGCTATTGATAGTGTTAATAATAGAGCAAATATTGATTTAATACAAGAAGCTTTAAGTAAACCTAATGTAGCTGCATCTCTTGGTACACAGTATGCTATCCTTGTTAAGAGACCTGATAGTAATAATTATCAATTTATTGGATTAAAGGGGGCAGATTTACCTACATCTGAGAAACAAAAGTATATTGAGCAGGTAACTAAAATTAATGCTGACCCTAAAGCTTTTGATAGAACTGAAGTTGCAGAGTTAGTTAATACCTTAAATAAAAATATTTTCCTTGCTACTAATAAAACTGTTAAAGTAGGACAAGAAGATATTCCTATCCACATTAGATTCTATCATACTAAGACTAATAAGATTGCAGTAATTGCAGCTCCTAAACTTGGATTAGATGGTAAACCTATTGGAGTTACATTTGATTTAAAGACTGCTTTTGGAACATTTACTTCACCAGAGAATGCTATCTCTTCTCTTGCTAAGAGAAGAATATATAAAGCTTCTGAGGAAGCACAAGATGAAGATTTCTTAAAGGATTATCTTGTAACTAATGTTAGTCCTGCTATATGGAAAACATACTTTAGATTTGAGCATAGAGATTTCTTAGATGAGAATACCAATCAAGTTTCTGAGAAATATACTGCCGGTGAGCAAGAATTTCCAGCTAACTCTGAGAATGTATATAATGTAGGAGATCCTGTTATTTGGAATGGTGCTCCACATACTATTGCTAAAGTAGTTCCTGGAGGAATTCCATTTTATACCTTAGCAGATGCTAATGGAAATATTGTAAAATCTAAAAATCAAGATAGACTTTTTCCTGCTAACCAATTAACTCCTAGCAAGAAAACTGCTGCTCCTGTAGAAACACCTTCTAAAACTTATAAGGGTATTCAAATTATTGATAGTTCCTCTATTACAACAGCTACAGGAGAACCTGGTGCTGCTCAGTATAATCGTGCTGAGAATAAGATACTAATAAATAGAGAACTTCTTAAGAAGAAATTTGATGAGAAAGCTTGGACTAAACCTCGTAAACAAAAAGATGGATATTATGCTCAAGCTCTTCCTGAAGACTCCTTTAAAACATATGAGGAATGGGAAAATTTTGTAATTGAGCATGAGTTTCAACATAGCTTATTATCTTTTGAAGATTCTGGTGCAAATACTATAGGTGAATATGAAAACATCATTAACTACAGAGCTCTTAAAGAATTAAAACAAGTTGCTCCTGCATCTAACTTTGCTTCCTTAAATAGAACTCAAAAAGAAGAATATATACTTAATAAAATACTTAACTCTAAATCACACCCTTTAGATACAAGTTATGGTTTAACTGGAGAAGAGTTAAAGTTCTATAATGAGAATAAAGCAGCTATTGATGAGTTAGCAATGTTTGGTAGTACAAGCAATGCTACTCTTTCTGATTTTGGACTTGGGGATAATATACCAGATGTAGATCCTTCTTTAGATGATTTTGATATTCCAGACGGTCTTGCAGATCCTACTACTAAGAAGCCTACTTTTAAACCTATAATGGATAACTCTAATCTAGAAGAAATCTCAGATGAGGTTGCTAGAGAGATTGAGAATTTTACAGGAATTAAGGTAGAGTTTTATAAGGAAGGTAATACTCAAAACTATGGAGAATTCAGAGATGGTATTATCTACTTAAATAGATTTGTTCCTAAGGGTACTCAGTGGCATGAAGCTTTCCATGGTATTTTTTCCTTACTTCCACAAGCTGAGCAGGATAGATTGCTTAGAATTGCTGGTAATAAGTGGGGTGTTACTAATGAGGAGTTTATGGAACTCATTAAGATTTATGAGGATAGGGGTCATGCTAACTTCTTAAAGACTGTAGGTAAGGATTGGATTGTAAAAACTATCCTTGAGGAGAAGATTGCAGATCACTTCCAAGAGTTCATGGTAGAGGGTAAGAAGCCTGTAATACTTGAAGGGTTCTTTACTAAAGCTAAAAGACTTGTAAATCTTATGGGTGGTATTGTAGAAGAGCCTTCTTTTGAGGCTTTCTTTAGAGATGCTACTAAGGGCAAATTTAAGAAGAAGACTATTGTTGGTACTCAACCTAAGGTTGTAGATGCTAAGTATAAAGTTATTCCTGGAAGTAGGACAGAATCAGAATCTACACAGCTTGTTAAGGAACTTATCCATATGTATGCTGATAGGCATAATCCTGTACTCTTAGAAAATTTCCAAGAACTTAAAGATGCAGGAAACACTCTACAAGGTTTTGTAAGATATTACATTAATATACTTAGAAAGTATGCTAATCAGGGAGCTATAGTTGAGGCCAGAAGATTAAAAGAAATTCTTGAGAGCCCTTTAACTACTGATGAAAATAAAGTTATAGCTCAAGAACAATATAATAACTTTAGATCTCTTATAGAGAGAACTTTTGTAAAAGAGAATGGCTTAGTATTCCCTGCAATATTTGCTACCTCAAACATTAAGATGATTACTGAGGAAGTAATTAGAGTAGGAAACTTTAAGGAAACTTATGAGGAAGTAGATCCTGAGAATGAGAAGGATACTATGCACAATGAGAGTGTGCAATCTAGAAATCCAATTACTGAAACTTCTACAAGAGATTTGGCTAATATGATATCTGGACTATACTACTTTGATTTAGATAGACCAGTATTCTTAGATGAGAGAGGTATTATTAACAACTTGCTCTTTACCTTGAGTAATCAGGATCCTGAGAACTATGAGGCTATCTTAGCTAAGCTTGCTAGAGTTGAGAGTGAGAGTGTAGATAAATCTCACTTTGCCAAGTCTATGGAGCAAGTGTATAATATGTACACTACTAATGAGACTTTTAAAAATATCTTTAATACAGCATTTGATAAGAGATTTACTTTATCCTTCCAAATGGTTGACACCCTTAATACAAGAACTAAGGGGGCTAAGGTAATTCAAGTTAATAAGAAAGATCATGTTAAAAACCAAATGGACCTCTGGAAAAATGAGGGGTTTGGTAAACAAATTGATCAGAGTATTAAGGAGAATAGAGATATGGGTAAAGCTCTTGGTATTACTATCCAAGATGATGTTTATACAGATCCTGAAGCTCAACCTGTCTTTGATAAACTTTATAAGATTATTAAGGGCAGTCTTGAGGATAAAGACTTTAATAAAGTTTTCTCTACAGAAAAGACTAGATCTGTACTTGAGGAACTTGCTGCTATAAATCTTACTAAGAGACTGGATATAGGAGAACTTAATTATAAGAATGCTGAAGATAAAACTCAGTACTCTATTATCAGTAACTCATTCTTACTAGAAAAACTTTCTAAGATTTATCTTCCAGAGTTAGATACTAGAAGTGAGAAGAAGAAGGCAGAGGATAAAGGTAATCCTCCAAACTTAAGGTTTGGTACATTCTCAGGTTCTGAGTTTGGAGATAATGCTTATACTTACTCTAAATTAGATCCTAGAAGTTTACTATATACAACCTTTAATATATACAATAACTCTTATACTAAGAGTGATGGTACTAAAGAATTTACTCCATACTTCTTCATTCAACAGTTTGAGAGTAAGAGTACTAACTTTATTTTCCAAGGATATAATTATGCAGCTAACCCTATAGAGGATACTCTTAAGTACTTAAATGCTGAGGTAGATAGACAGGCTGTTAGAATTGATGAGACATTTGAAACTCTTAAGAAAGCTGCAGAATCTCAATTAATTGATGGGTATCATACTGTTGAAGATCCTGAGGAAAAATTATCTCCAAAAGAATATACTCTCTCACTTGTTGAGAGATTTAGAAAAGATGATATTACAAGAGATCAACTTCCAAGAGGTTTCCAGTATACTAATCTTCCATATGCTAATGAGAAGACTATATCTCAGAATCCTATTACTGAAGAAGATTTTGAGAGAATGCTCTCAAAGCAAACTGAGAATATGAATGAGTACTTTAAGGATTTTAATCTTGATAAGATGAAGTTTTTAAAGGAAATTACTAACAATAAAGATCTTAAACAAGTAGAGGCAGATAAGTTCCTTAGAAACTTCCTGATTAATCAGTATATGAATAGGAGTAGAATTCTATCACAGGTTAGTCCTAATCTTGCACAATTTAAGGGGTATGTAGATATTACTAAGAGGGGTGCAGGTCTACTTGCTTCTGGTCCTAATCATGGAGAAGGAACCTTTAAGTTTGGTGTAATTAAGGATATTGATATTGAGGGAGCTAACTCTACAGATGCTGCTGGATTTGAGAGTATCTCTGAGAGAATTAATAGATATATTAGACAAGGAGTAATATCTCCAACAGATAAATCTACCAGTGGGGTTAGTGATAGAAAGTATGAGAACTATCTTTTACTCAAAGCTTACTTGGAGGATGATAGAGATTATATAGATGCTCATCAGGATGATGATGCTCTTCTTAAGATTGATAAGACTGTTGGTTATGGAGAAGAGTATTACATTAAGACTGCTGTAGCAACTCTTACAAGATATGCTACCTCACAGCTTGCAGAAAAAGGAGATACTATTACCATCAATGATAAATCTTATACTGCAGTAAAGGATGAGGTTAATGGTAAATATTACCTCCCTCTACCTTCCTCTGTTGATAGCTGGAAGATGCTTAATGAGATGCAGCAACCAGATGGTCCACAAGCTATCTTTGCAGAGTCTGCAATTAAGAAGAATGTTAATAGTATAGTAGATGTAACTGCTGAGAGTTTTGCAGGAAAGACTTTATCCTTTGATTATAAGGATTACAGACTTCAGCAAGAAAACCCATCTGGTAAAGAGAAAATTAAAGATGGTACTCAGTTACTACAACTTATTGATGCTTACTTCTCTGGAAATTTATCTAAGGATATTACCAGAGAAATGGATGTCTTAGTTTCTGAGATTAAGCAGTATGGTTATGAGTTCTTTGGTAAGGAGTTAGTAGCAACTGTTGATGGAGTTACACATGATCCTTTCATGGAGTATGTTAAAGCTGCTATGCAAAGTTCTGCTCTTAGTGATAGAATAATGGAGTTCTTTGAGACAGATCCTATTACAGGAACTATGAAAGTATCTCCTAATATGCCTATGATTAAGAACAAGTTTGAGCAGTATGTTATGTCTTACTATAACAACAACATTGCTTCTCATAAAGTTCCTGGTAATAAGTGTACTCTCTTAACTTCCTTAACTAAGGGAGTTATAATGTATAACAATGAGCCTATTAGTACTTATGAGTATAATGAGCTTTCTAAGGAAGAAAAGCAAAAGTGTTCTACCAGAAGACTTGCTTGGCCTACAGAGGAGAAGCCTTATGCTGAGGTTATTGTCTCTGAGGAATACATCAATCAGATGGGATTCAAAATTTCTGAGTGGAATGCTCTCAAGAAAGATGATCCTGCCTTGTTTGAGAAGTTATCTACAGCAGTAGGTTACAGGATTCCTACACAGGCTCAACACTCTATGATTGCTATTAAGATTGTAGATGTACTTCCTGCTAGTTATGGTAGTACAATTATAGCTCCTGCAGAAATTACTAAAATCTCAGGTGCTGACTATGACGTGGATAGTTTATATATCCATAAGCCTAGTGTATTCCATACTGTTGAGAATGGTAAAAAGAAGTTTAAATTATTTGGTGAAGATCCTTACTCTTTTGAGAAATCTATTGGCACTAATAAAATAGTTAAGGAGATAGCCTCTAACTTAAATGTTGAGGAGAGGGAAAGAATCTCTGCTCAAATAGTAAACTTAAGAAAAGGTAAATACTCATTTAGTAAACAACTCTCAGATTTAAGGAGTGCAAATGCTAATATTAAAGAAGCTTCTCCTGCTGAGAAAGATAAGTTTTATGCTGAAAAAGATTCCTTGCTTAAGGAACTAGAAGCTATAAACAATGATATACAATATCAAAAAGATCTTTTAGAAGAAGTAAATAGAAGATCTACTACTGAGGCTATTACTCTAATTAGAGATAAGGATAACCCAGATAGAAGAGCAATTCTTACAGGTTATCTAAAGGATTACAAGAATCCTGATGGAAGCAAAACAGTTAATTCTATAATTCCAGAAAGTAACTTTAATAGATTGCTGGAACTTAGAATGCAACTCCTTACTTCTCCAGAGGGTGTAAGGCTTATTAATACTCCTGCTAAAGATTTCATGAAGGAAATTTATAGTGGGGATAAAAAAGAAAATAAACCTGCTTATTTCTTAGAAGCTGGTTATCCAAACTCTAAAAAAGAAGCTCAGAAATATGTTGTATACTCTGGACAAGATACTATGCTTAATGAGTATAGAAAGATCTCTACAGGTAGTAAGGCTATTGGAGGCGCAGCTAATATAAATAAGGTAGCAGCTTTCTTGCAGAAGAATGGTGTTTCTCTTAATAGTGGATTAGTTGCAAGACTGAAGAGTTTGTATGCAAACTTAGAGTATGATACTTCCTCAGAACTAGAGCAAGATTTTGATTTTATAATGCAAGATGGCAAGATTGGTTTTATAACTAAGACTGAGAATGTCCTCAAATTTAATACTCTCTCTAACATGGTATCCATTACTGTGGATAATGCTAAAGATCAAACTCTAGTTCTCTTTAATATCACTGATAGTAATATCTCTGAGATATCTACTATGGCAATGTTAGGTATGGGTATAAATAGAATCTCAGGTATCCTACAAACTCCAGCTGCCAGAAAGATAGCCTCTCTCTTAAGTGTACCTAGCAAGAGCATATATGAGTACCAGGAGTTCAGAGATAATCCTAAAGTTATTGAGGAGTTTATGCAATCTCTTGCAGCTAAAGGTGCTGAGGAAATTACTCTTACAGATGCTGATCTTGTTGATAGTATCTCTACATGGGATGATAATAAGAGGATTGAGAACTTAATGGGAGAGAAAGATTTCAGTAATCTCTCAGATGAAGATAAGCATAGAATGAATGTTCAGTATACAGTAGCTTCTCTTTATAATGAGGTTAGTAAGATTACTAAAGATGCCTATCAGATAAATACTCTTCTTAACTTTAATAAGAATATTGGTAAAGAAGGGTTTGAGATAGATAAGCTTCTTTCTGCATATGAGAATATTGCATATGAAGAAACTGATAGTGATGGTAATACAATAAAAACTTTCTCATTTAATTCTAGCAATATTACCAGCAATGTCTTTATTGAGGGAGTTAATGATATCTCTACAAAATTGAGTAATAAGATTGGTAATAAACTTATCTCCTATCATAAAAATACAAGTTCCTTAACTAGCTCTATTCTTAGGAGTACAGATAAGGAAGGAAATGATTACCTAAGTAAGAAGTTCCAAGCCTCCCTTAATAAGGAGTTTATAGATTTCTTGGGTATTAATATCTTCTTTAGCAAACATAAGGAGAGAAATGTACTTGGGGGAATAGATTTATACAGTGATGATATAGTTACTGGTAAAGCTCTTACTGAGGCTTATGAGAAAGTTAAGAATAGACTAGGAGCCTTTACAATAGGTAAAATGTTTGAGGAAAAACCACAAACACCTAAGTATCCATTTAAAAGAATTGGTATAGATACATTTGAGAACTTATCTCCTGCTCAAGAACAAAGTATTGTAGATAGCTTTGATATGATGGTCTACTCAGAAGATGCTGATATTAAAAACTTTGCCTATCAGGTTCTTGCTCATATTGCTGTACATGATAATTATAGATACCTGCAGGGCTCAGTAGTAAGTAAGATTAGAGCTGAGTATTTTGGAACATATAACTCAATGTACACTGAGTATGTTGAGCCCATTATCAGAGAGCTTAAAGAATCTGATTTAAGTATTGAAGAACTGAGGGATATACAATATCTTAAGCAAAGAGGCATCAATGTTCCTGAACCTAAGACTGTAAGACAGAAACTTGTCTATCATACAAACTATGATAACTATACTTCCTTAATTGGAAACTTTGCTAAGTACTTCTTCAGTGATAATAGAAATGCAAGACATATTAAAGATCTTGAGAATAGTAAGTTTCTTTATAAACCTCAGGAACAAGATTTTGTAGAGCTAACTCCTTTTGCTAGTGATAAGGATACTTATGTAGTTGAGGTAGATCCTTCTGTTAATCCTTATGAGATTATTTCTCCTTTAGTATTTAGTACTGTTATAAATGATAAGAAAGCTATCTTTGTTAAGGAGGTGTATGAAAGTAAGGTAGAATCTTTAACTGAGAATAAGATACCTGTTAATAGAATAGTTTATAAAAGACTTAAGGTAATTAATAATGGTTATCTTCCTAGTGCAATGATGAGACAATATCCTTATAATGTATTTAAGGAGAAAGCAGAAAATGCTATTAAAACTTTGCCTAAGGAGGAATCTAGAGGATTTACAGGAGCATCTTACTCAGACATTCTTCCTGAAGAACCTGAGTATAGACAAGGAGCATATAATAATATTCCAGAAAGATATGATCCTTATGGAGAATTTGGTGACTTTAATGATGCCCCATATTCTGGAGTAGAGAATGAAAAAGAAGATAATGCTGTCTCTAATCCTCCTGTACAATTAAATGAGCCTCCTGTAGTATCTGCTGAAGAAACCTTTAATAATCCAGAAGCAGATGCTGATGCTTTAATTAAAGCTCAGGAAGCTAGAAAGCAAGCTGAAGAGGATGAGGAGTTAAAGGCAATAGCTAAAGATATGGAGAAAAAATTTGGTAAATTTAAACCTATAGTTGAGACTAACTTAGAAAATGATGTTATTAATGAAATTTCAAGTAACTTTGAACAGTATAAAGATCTCTTAGGAAATATAGGTATTAATTCCGTAGAAGAACTTATGGACCTTTCTCCTGAGAGAAAATCAACACTAATAATGGATATTTGTAAAGGATAAAAAATATGAAACTAGATAAGAAAATTATAGACCTTCTGAATTACAGAATTCAACAAGAAGAAGCTTCCTCCAGAATCTATGAGCAGTTTGCTCTATGGCTTGATGATAAAGGATTTAAGAACTTTGCAGCATTGTATTACAAGTATGCTCATGAAGAACTTGCTCATGCTAAGTTTGCTAAAGATCATCTTCTTGCATTTGGTGTACAGCCAGAGCTTACTAAGTTACCTGCTCCTGATTATGAGTTTAATTCTCTAAAGGATATTCTAGAGTTGACTCTTGAGCATGAGCAAGAGATTACCAGACAGTGTAATGAGCTTACTAAGACTGCAGCTGCTCTAGATGATTTTCCAACTATGACCTTGGGCATGAAGTATTGTGCTGAGCAAGTAGAAGAACTTGATAAGGCACAAACCTTTGTAGATCAAATAAATACCTTTGGTGACTCTAAAGAAGTAATGATTACTCTTGAGCACAACGTAAAAGATATGCTATGAGAATTTGCCCAAATAAGAGAAGTAAGACTTGGAAAGATTTAGTAAGAAGAGTAGGCAATGAAAGCATTGCCTACAATATCTTTTTCTTAAGAGACGGTGATATTGAAGATATCACCGATGAGGAAATTGCAAGTTATGTAACTCCTCAAGATGTTACACCTACTATCTCTTATAAACCTATTAAACCAGGAGTAGAAGATATTTTTAATGAGAATCCAGAAATTGCTTCTATAGGCACACCTGAACAATATTCTCAATATCTTGATAGTATATTTCCTAATAGTAAAGTAAAAGATATTGTTTATCATTTTGGAACTGTGCAAAATAATACTTTTGATAAAAATTTAGCACAAGTTGATAGTGGTATAAACAAAAAAGGATTTCAATTTGCTACTTCTATAAAAACTTTACTACAATACGGAATTAAAGGTATTACTGATTATTTTGAAAATGGAAATTTTAATATTAAAAAGATGGTTGAAGATAAAAAACTTCAGTCAGCTATTTTAAATACTACTAATCCATTTATAGATAAAAACTTAGGTGGAAATTTAGAAAACATAAATGATGCTTACGCAAGGTTAGATTATAACAATAATGGAAAATATATAGTATTTGAACCAGAACAAATTCACATATTAGGTTCTCAAAAAGATGTAGAGGGGTTTAAACAGTTTGTTAGTAGTCCTGAGAGTTTACCTAAGTTTAAACCTAAACCTGCTAATACTCTTAGTGATTTAGAGGTAGAACAGTTTAGAGCTGCTCTAGAAACTTCTCTACAAATGGGAGGTACTGTAAACTTTAATTACTGGAGTGAGAGTACATCTGAGCAAATATCTGAGAAGAGCATTGAGGTATTAAGTATTGATGATAATAGCTTTACTGGTAGATATCCTACTGGTGAGGAGAGAGTCTTCAGATACAAGAATATGATTAGTAAGGCTGTTCCTGGGAAGTATGAGATGCATGAGCAAGCTTACTTTAAGAGTAACTTGGAAGTAGGTAAGACTGTTGATTTTAACTCTAATGGGTTAATGTATTCTGGAACTATAGTAGATATAGGTAATGAGGACTTCTCTATTATTGATGCTGCTGGGGATAGATATACTATAAGATATGAAGACTTAGATAAGGAAAACTATCAGAGAAAAATATTCCAAAGAGCTTCTGAGATGAAGAAACTCCTTGAGGAACAGATAGAAAGATTCTCTAAGACTGCTAAATCTGAATTTCAAATTGAGAGGATTGCTCTCTTACAACAAGCTCTTACACACTTAGATACTTATAGAGGTACTGCTGATCTTTTAGAGTTTATGAAGATTATGCAGACTGCTGTACTTAAGAGTAGAACCTTAATGAAAGATCTCTCAGAATCTAAGGAACTGCCTGAAAGTGAGAATGAGAAGATTACAGAGATTAATAGAAGACTTTCTATGATATCTTTCTTAAAGGATTATGTAGATAGTATGATGGTATTCCATCAGATGTCTTATGATATTTATGAGTCTGATAGCTCACAAGAACTTAAGGAGAAAGCTGCAGTATTAGGACTAGAGATAAAGTATGCTACTGATACATTCTATGAGGTAGCTATACCCAATCTTGCAGATTGGTTATGGATGTCTTTTCCTAAGAAACTTAATTCTCAACTTGCTTTAGTTGGTGAGAAAGAACTTACTAAAGAAGATCTTATCAAGGAACTTATGCAGCCTAGAAAAGATTTAGATTTCTTTAACTCATATGGAGTACCTGTAGCTAATGCTAATGATATGATTACTGGTCTCTTTAGTAAAGCTGTTAAAAGAATGCTACAGTATGCTAAAGAGTTACATCTTAAACTTGAGAGAGATCTTCTTCCATACTTTAAGAAAGTACAAGATACTGGTGCCAATATGGTAGAGGTATATAAGAAGTTCTACACTATTAAGGAAATGGAGACTGAGGAGGAGGTAGATGTGGATGGAGTTCTTAAGGTACAACCAGTTAAGAAGAATGTTAGGGTATTTATTGAGAAGTATGATTTACAGAAGTATTATGATACTGTAAGAGATTATAAAGCAGAGATAAGGGCCTTGAATGAGAAGATAGATGCAAGTACCTCTACTAATGAGAGAAATGCCTTAATCTCTCAGAGAAAGAAAGCATCTGCAAAACTTAATGCCTATCAGAAAGCAACTGCATTTAATTACTCTGCTACTGAGATGAATGAGATGATGGAGAAACTTAGAAAAAGTAATGTTCCTAAGTTTCTTGATAATCTTAAGTACTTCTATAAAATAGGACCTGAGAGTGAGAACTCATTTAAGGTAGTTACTAAGGATAGTGTAATTTATTACAATTACCAAGGTAATTTCTATAAACCCAATCAGGAAGCTGTAGATCCACAAACTGGTAATAAGATATTCTTGACTCCAGAGTATGAGAATCTTATGAAGGAACCTCAGGAAACTATTGATCTCTATAATGAGATGAAGAGAATTTATGATGAGAAGAATAATATGCTTCCTGAGCACCTAAGATTAAATGGTGTAGTTCCTGTAGTTTATGAGCAAAGTATCTTAAGAGATGTTTCTAAAACTCTTAAGAATAGAAATAAGTATAATGATGCTCAAGAACTAAGAAAGAAAGAAAAGAAAACTACTACTAAACTTAATGGTGAGCCTTATCAAAATGTACCTCTAGGTTATACAAGAATTCTAGATGTTAGTGAGAGCTCTGATAATATTATGCAATCATTCCTATACTGGGCTAATGATGTCCAGATGTATAGAGCTAAGAGTGATGTTATTAGCAGTGTTGAGGTATTAACTAAAACTCTTGAGAATACTAAACCATTAGAAGAAGGAGAGACATATAGAAGTAGAATAAATAGAAGAGCTGAGGTAATTAAGAAATATACTAACCAAGTACTGTATGGTGAGACCAGAGCAGGTAATCAATGGTGGGATAGAGTATTTGATTATATGGGTAAATTTACTGCAATAACAAGAATGTTTATTAAACCTGCTTCTGCATTAAATAACTTAATTATAGGTAATTACGCAACTCTTTCTGAAGCTATTGGAGGTAGAAACTTTACTCTTAAAGAGTTGGGTAGAGCACACTCTAAATATACAAGCATGATTGTTAATGATAAGAAAAAACTTAACAACATGATACTGACTCTTGATGCAGTTCAAGGTAGATTTAAAGATGAGATTGGTGCTGATTTTCAAACAGCTAAAGATACTTTTGGACTTAATTCAGCATTTGCTTTAAATAATTTGGCTGAACATCAGATACAAGTTGTATCTATGTTAGCTCTTTTAGATAAGTGGGGTGTAGAGATCCCAGAAGATGGTGTATTTGAGGTAGATAAATTGCCAGAGAATTTCTTAGGAACATTGCATGAGTTGAATAAGGCTAACAATGGTGTATACTCAGAATCTGATAGATTATACCACCAGGATGAGGCTCTCTTTAGATTGTTTATGCAATTTAGAAAATACATTGTTCCTACCTTTAGGAGTAAATACTCTGGTATGACTCAAAAGGGTAATAACAAGTATAGAATGGACTTTGAGGCTGGCTCAGTAGAGTTAGGTTACTATAGAGCATTTGGAGAATTTGTATATGATAATATAATTAAAATATGGAATCTTCCCAAGATTGGTGAGAATTGGAAAAACTTAAATGAGATTGAGAAGGAAGGTTTTTGGAGAGGTCTTGTAGATGCAGTAGCTTTTGGTACTATAAGCTTTATGTTCCTACCTCTTGCTGGAGCAGATGATGATGATTGGGATAGTGATGAACATAGTAATTTTGAGAATCTTATTCACTGGGAAACCATCTACCAGCTTGCAAGATTAAGAGGTGATATTGGTACATACATTCCAGGATTTGGTTTTTCTGATCAAAGTAGACTTGTAAACCAACCTTTTGCTGCTTTAAGTACACTTACTCAACTTGCTAAGATAATGAGAATAACATTTGATTTTGAGGAGGATGATGAGGGTAATATCTCTATTTGGAAACAGTATGAGAGGGATTATGGTAGATATGAGAAAGGAGATTTGAAGATTCTACAACCTATCTCTAAACTTAATCCTCTTGATAATCCTTATGAGGACTTATTCCCTCATATACAGTATAATGACTTTAAGGCTGCAAGTAGGTAAGAGCGTATAATAAGTATGAGTCTGGTAAAAAAAACTACACGTCTTCTCATACTTCTTCTACTTGCTTCCTGTAGATTATTTAGAAGCCCTGAACAAAATGCTATACATGATATAGATAAGTTTCAGAAGAAGCTTGATAAGATTTATATACAGTATCCACAATTTAGAAGAGTAGATACTGTTGAGACTATAGTTACTATTGATAATCCTATTAAGCAAATAGATACAGTAGTTTTCTATCAGGATACTATTATTATAGAGGATGTATATAATACTATTATAAGAAGTTGCAGGGATACATCTCTAGCTAAGAAAGTAGCTAAGAAAGTCTCTAAGTACAAATGTATTAAGGATAGTATTGTAGTTAAAGATACCTTCTATAAAGCTGTAGTAAGACAAGATAGTTTAGGTATTCATGTAAATGTTTACCCTATTGATAGTACACTATCCCTTAAGTATAAAGTACCTTGTCCTCAGACAGTACTTCCTCCTGACAAGTATTACTCTCATCAGGAATTCTGGTTTGTAAGCATACTCTTATTGCTAACAATCTCAGGAATACTTATACACCTTAGGTTACAAAGATAACCTCGTATAAGGTGTATGCCAACTTATAAAGCTTTCAAACTTATAGAAGCACTTAATAACAGTAAGGGTAAATCCTCACTAGGTCTTCTGTTTGGATTTTTATATGGGATTGCAGCACTAGTATTATATGCTTTTGGATTATTCTGCCTCTTAAAAGGGATTAATGGTTATGCAGACCTCTTTACTCAAGCAGCTATCCTTACTACTGCTAGTGGTACACTAATTGGTGTAAGAAGATTTACTAAAGATAAAGAACTTAATATAGAAGATAATGGCACTGAGTTTACAAGTAGAACAGCAGATTAATAGTTATAATCTTGAGATTGTAGCTACCTCAGATACATATACCGCTTTAGGTATTAACATTGAAGTATATGATGAAGTAGCTGAAGAATTAATCCTTGAGCTTAATGGAACATGGGATCCAGAAGTTTATAAATCTGGAGATGTTTATATACTTGAGTTAAACAAAGCTTACTCAAACTTAACAGTAACTGCTATACCTGATCCAGAAAATGTTGATGAGCTTGAGAATCCTAATGAAACTCTTGTTGAGGAATTAAATGTTGTTGTTTTTGAACATGAGATACAGGTAGAGTGGGTATGGAGTAGTGGAGATGTTGATAATGCAAATATCTTAGTTAGCGGTATTACCAATGCTGGAGATGGATTTATTAATAATGTAACAGGTTGGGGAACAGGTGGTACTAAGTGGAGTGATTTGAATGGAACTTATATTAAGACTGATGTTGCTGTTAGACCTTTAGGATATGATAATGGTAACTTAGGAATGAATACTCCTGTTGCTGGAACATACAATTACTACTTAAAAACACCAGATCCTGCTTTTAATGGTATTGCTTATTTCTTAGCTCCTGGAAATACTAGTGGTTATTTTTCAGATCCTGAAAACCCTTATGTAGAACCTTCAGTTAATTTCTGGAGGTTAATGGTTGGAGCAGATGATCCTTTTTGTTACTTTACTAACCCAAGCACTAATCCTAATGAGTTTCCTTTAACAGGATGGGTTCTTATAGATGATACATTAGATGACAATGAAGGAGGTCAAGGGTATGATTATATAAGTGGCTATGAAGGTGGATTTGAGGTTACTAGTATTTCTACAGTCTTAAATCCAACTGCTAATTATACTTACTCTCCATCTCTATTAGTATTAAATAATAATGTATGTCCACTAGAGGGTGGTTTTGAACCCTCAATTACATACACACTCTCAGAACTTGTAAATGGTGTATGGGCATCTCTTTCTCCAATAACTTATTCTTTAGGAATAGGTTCAGGTTGGGATGATAATGACCCAGACTTTACTAATTTCTCTTTACCCTTTACTCCAAATGGAAATCCAATTAAGATTGAAACTATAGTAAGGAATTGTAATAATGAAGTTACTCATAGTACTCTTACTAGTCCAGGTCTTCTTACATTATCTGATGCTGAGACATTACACTCAGAATCTCAAGATCCAGGATCTTATACAATAAGATTTGCTTTTCAGTATCTTGATCCATTAGAGCCTAATTTGATTATTACTCCTGAGAATAATGCAAGAGCTGAGGCTTATATCTATAAGAATAATGAGATTATTTTTATCTATGAAAATGTACTTCCTGGATTATTTTATGCATATACATTCTCAGAAGCAAGTTCTCCAAATGCTGAGTATAAAGTAGTTTACAAAGCAATTAATCCAGATCTTCCCTTAGTTGAGGATTTAGAAGTTCCTTTTGTTGTACAAGAGTATAAACCTACTTTTGATTTACCAACTATCTCTTGTGTACAAATTAATCAGAATGCAAGTATCTTCTTACAGAATTTGAACTTTAATTGTTTTAATGCTGATGAGGAGTTACACATTGTTCCTACAGAACCACAACTTGATGCAACAAATACTCCTAATATAAGATACTCATTATACTATCTGAATCCCAATACATATGTATGGGAGTTACAAGGTACAGCTTCTGATACACCAACTTTATTTGAGGATGCTATTAATTTTGCTGATGAAAATGCTGCAGAATCAGATTTATTTGTAAGTGAGTATCTTAGAACTAAGTATTACTATGGTTCATTAGATACTGAGAAAGGATTATGGGCACCTGAGAAACTTACTATGGTTAAGCTTGTAGTAGCTGTAACTAATTATAGTGTTACTGTAACTAAGGAGGTTGTATTCCCAATTTGTGGAACTTGGAAGATTAGAAGAATGTCTTGTGGTAAGTATAGAATATATAACTACAAGAATAGCGTATTAACTTTTGAGATTTCAAATTATAACTCTACAGGAATTCTTAAGAGTGTTGAGATACCTCCTCTTGCTTTTCAAGAAATTACATTTGATAAAGACGGTATTTACAAAGTAACTTCTGATGGTTTAATTAAGTATATTATAAACTTCTGTGAGATTGAGAATTGTATGTTAGAATTACAGAAGAAAGTACTTCTTGATGATACTCTATGTGATGCTTGCAAATTAGATAAGGTTCTCTATCAGAAAGCTCTTCGCTTTATCTCAATATATGAGACCTGGAAAAAGTTACTTGATAAAGATTGGGTATATGAGATTCAATATCAAAGTACAGATATAGACCAAAACTTAACTGCTCTATATGATGCAGATGAGTTATATTTGGAATTAAAAAATCTGTGTGATGATTGTGGAGACACTACCAAAAAATGTAACTGTTAATTATACTTATTATCTGGCAGAGGATAGAGAGTTCTCTAAATTAGAGAAACTTGTATTTAAGTATTCCTTTCTATCTTCTACCATAAAGCATGGTTTTAAGGTAAATATACATTGCAATGAGAGATTTAAAGATCTCTGTTGTAGTATAGGAATAATCCCTGATAAGTTTATACCTCTTGAGGAAGAACCCTCTATTAACTTTAAAACTTTTTGGGCTTACCACAAGATTAAGGTATATGATAAACAACCTATAGGAGAGTGGCATCTGGATGTAGATGCAGTATTTAAGGGAACTCCTATCCTTCATGAGGATGTAGATTTGATTGCTGCTCATGATGATATCCCCTTAGATAAAGATAAGAAAAGATATCAGTTTCCTGTTATAGAAATACCAGATAATTATAAGTTTCCAAACTTTACTAAATTTAGTTTACATGGATTGAATGCTAGTACCTTACTCTTTAATTCTCAAGAACTTAAGGATATATATTGTAAGAATGCTTTAAACTTTATGAGGAATAATTCTGGTATTAGTAAGAATAACTGGGAGTATATGGTCTTCATAGAACAAGCTTCTCTTAAACAAATCTGCGAATACTATAATTACTCGTATAAGTTTCTAGTTGATTCTTGTGATTACTATCATTTAGGACCTACTAAAAAAATTCTTTCTAAGAAAGATACTCTTATAAATATTGCATTACTAAATAATAGAATAAGAAACTTATGCCTGCAATCAAAAACTTTACTGATATAAGGTTTTTTTTAAAAACTCCTGAGACTACAGCAGCCTTTGTAACTACACCATTTACAGGATCTTTTAGTGGAGTAAATCAATATCCTAATCAAGATTTTGATAATATTACTCCTATTAATCTTAATACCTTATCTAATAATTATGAGATTTTTACACCTACTTCTCTTGGTAATATAAATAGTGCTAGTACTACATCAAAGACTATAAGTTCTGCTTTAGAAATATTTGGAGATGTACAAAATGGAGACTACATTTTGTATAGAGAAACTACAGAAGATATAGGAGATCTTAAACTATTAGGTATTGTTGATTCAGTTGGATTAGATGGTGATAGTTTAACTTTATATAAAAACTCTCCTATATCAGTAACTGCATTTAGTGTAAAAACTGTTTATCGTTTTCCTAAATCTTCAGTTAGTATTGGATTTCCAATAAATGCTAATTTTTACATGGTTGTAAAAAATGCAGACTATGATGATGATGGTAACTATAATGGAGTATTAAATATTGATACAACAGTAACTACTCCAACATCTAATGTATTTGCATATGGGCCTAATAGAACTGCTAACCCTACATACTTTAAGCTACAAAGAATATCTAAAGTAAATGTTGGTGATGAACCTGATACTGTAGAAGATCTTACATGTACTATAAAAGGTGTATCTACTTATAGTGAAACTTCATTATTTCCTCTTACAGAACTTAATGCTGATAAATTTCCTATTTGGTCAGTATATGAGGTTAATCCTTTTGGAAATACTAGTAATCAATTTAATAAAAATACTTTTTATAGAGTAGATATTCCTCTTGAGGAAATGCCTGCTCAAAAGTTTCCAATAGCCACTGAAGGAGGTGGGGAACCATAATATTAAAATCGTATATAAGTATAACTTAAATAAAATAAAATGTCAGAATTAAAAGAATTTACTAAGATTCTTATTTTCAAGAATACTGAAGAAACCAGAAATCTTTTTGGGGATCCTTCTATACCTACACCAGAAATAGTGTCTAGAGGTAAGGAGTTTAAAGATACATATCCACCAGAAAATCTCTTAACTAACTCAGGATGGAATGCTGATACTGGTAACTCTGCAATACTTAAGAGAAACCTTTTACATGCTATGGGTGTAGATGAAAGTAATTCTTTGGGATATAACAGGTCTCCAGAATCTTCAGGTACAGCAATTATTTACGGTGATAAACTATATGTAACAGGAACTGAATATGCTGTTACTACTACATATGAAGAACCTAGTACTCCTTTAGCAGTAGGAGATTATATTTTCTGGGGAGAAGATCCTAATAACTTAGGTCTTGGTGGAAAAATTAAGAAAGTTTATACTGGTGCAGATCCAGAATTTCTTACTGGTGCTCTCTATCAGTTTGAGAAAAATATTGTAGTTGCTTTTGATGAGAGTGCTTTAACAGCAACTGTAACAGCTGCAACTTCTGATGGAACTACTATTGAGTACACAGCGGCAGGTCATTCTTTTGTTGCAGGAACTGAAATAACTGTTGCAGGACTAACACCATCTGGTTATAATATTACTGGAATTATAGATAGTGTAGCTCCTGGATCTTTTACAATCTTAAATACTCTTGATGAAGTTGCATCTACTGGAACTGGAACTGCAACATCTACTGATACATTTCCAATTCCTCAAGACATCTATTACTATAGAAACTCTTGGAATGGTAAGGGTTTAAAAACAGATATTAATGAAGGGTTTTATATTCTGATTGGTGTTGAGAGAGATCCTACTAATACAAGATCAGTTTATCCTTGCTTAGATCCTACAAGTAATGGAACCTCTGATGATAAAATTGTAAATAAGAATACAGGTTTTGCATTCAATGATTTGCTTAGAGTAAAGAGAATCTCTAACCGTTTTAAATCTGATGAGACTACTCAGGATGAGGAAGAACTTATCCCATGCTCAATCAAGAGAACTAATACTTTCTACTATAATAGAAGTGCTAATAGCTCTCAGTTACCAAACTCTTTCTTTTCAAATAATCAGCAAGCTCCTTACTGGATAGCTTATTTTGTAAACCCTTATTCTGAAGATCCTACAAAACTTGATAAGAATACTACTTATGTAATTGAGATTAGTGAGAGACTTCCATCTGTAACTAGTATTCCTGCAGCAAATAATACTCAACTTTATACTTGGGCTTCAACTGGATTTATTTAAATAAAAGAATAGAAGTACATGTCTCTTTCTAGTGTATATCTTATAACACCTAAAAGTTATAATCTCTATCTTAAGACAGAAGATTTTAAGAAGATACATGCCTATTTCTTTACTTTTAAATATAAAGAAGGTTATATAATTACTGAGGATTTTAAGAAGAAAGCTGCTTATGTCCTTACCTCATCACTTCTAAGTAAGTATTTATTTACAGAGGATTATGATAAAATTGATCCTCTAGAGCAGACATGTAGATATCCTACTCAGTTAGATTATATAAGAGACTTAGCTGTTAAACTATATCACAAAGAGATTGAGGAGCTCTTAAAAAGTTCTATATACAGTGAGAGTTATGGTAAAGTATCTCAAGGAGGATATATTAAGACTGGAATGATGAGGATACTTATAGATTATCTCTCATCTATTTGGCTCCAGAAGGATTATGATTCTCGTTCAGGATTAGCTAGAACTGCAGATTACTACTGGACAACCTATCAGATATATGATGTTATCTCTAACTTTAGAGAGTGTAATCTGAATATCAAACCTATAGTAGCCCTATTTAACCTTAATTCGTATACTGTTATAGATGATGAGTGGCCTAATTACTTTATGATGGATAAAGTAATCAATCCTCCTGATGAAGATAAGCAGAAAGAGATGAAACAGTGGACAGATATTTATACATTGCAACCAGTTACTCCTGATAGAAATCAATCTATCAAACCTCTTTCTTCTTCTCAAACTTCATTTTTACCAACTAAGATTATTAAGTACTTCTCTGCTTTTACTATCAATGGTGTAGATTATACAGGATATACTGATTACAATGCTAACTCAGTAACATACTCACCTTCTCAGCTATTTGGATATAATATTGAGGATAATGACACTGTAATAATCACATATTGGTATGAAGAGTAAGCAGTTATTTTTTGAGAATCTTATAGCACAGAATGCCTTAGGAGGTATACCTGCAGGATATAATTTTGAGGGTAAAACTCTCTATCAGATATTTAGTGACTTATTTAAGGAAGGTTCTGTATTTACTACTATTGCATTAGAACCTAATGCAGGTTTGGAATTTAATCTTATAAATGAATTAAGAACTAAGTATAACACCTTAATTCCTGATGGCCTTAAGTCTCAGCAAATTAATAAATTAAATAGTAAAGATGCTTCCATATGGAAGACTAAGACAATAGTACAAGTACTTGATGATATACTATTTCCTCCATCTGATGCAACATATACTATTCCAACATTATCATTAGCAGGAACTCTTCCTGGTCCTATATATGAAGTTGGTACTACTCAAACTAATAATCTTACCTTAACAGGTATAAAGAATGATGCTGGACCTTATACTAGCTTAAGTTTATTTAAGGATAATATACAAATCTCAACAGTAAATAATCCTACAGGATCTCCACAAGCAAATCAACCACAAGGTTCTGATTATCCTAATCCTAATATTCCTAACCAAAAGTATGTACTAACTTATACTAATACTTTTCAAATAACTCCTGGAGTAATTACTTGGATAGGTAAAGGAAATTATGATCCTGGATTACCTAAGAAGAATAGTGAGGGTGTTGATGATCCAAGACCTTTCTTAAAAAGAATAACTACTAATCCTCAAGCAGGAGATAGTAATTTTGAATCTAATTCTCTAACTGTAGAAGGTATATATCCATATTATTATGGATACTTAGATACTAAACCTACTGCTGCAGATATAGCTACACTGGTTAATAATTATACTGCTGATGGACCATCTATAAATAAAGTATTAAGAAAATTTACCTCAAGTGAGGAGGTATATTTTAATTCTCCAAGAGTTGGAAAGTGGTTATGGTTTGCACATACAGGTTCTAATAAAGTTTCATATATAACTCAAAATTTTTCTAATCCTGCACCAATTGGAACAGGTTCTCCTTCAGCATTATTTCCTACAATTGCAACTCAAAACTTTAGTACAACTAATTGGCCAAATGTTGAATTTAAAGTTTATATAGGAAATTTTGCTACAACAACTATTGATTCTTTAAATAATTCATTTTGGCTTAAGTTTTCGTAAATAAATATTATGGCAATACCTTTAACCGAAAATCTAGAACCAAATACCCCCTTTCTACTAGATACTAGAGAAGGTCCTTTTCCAACTACTCAAGCTGCTAAAGATTTTGTAGGAGAAAACTATAGGGCACAAGGTTTATTTGCTATAATTGCTGATCCTAATTCTCCATTAGGAGCTAGATTATATTGGTATAAAAATAATACTACAGATTTAGTACCATTTACAGGAAACAATAGTGTTGTAGTACTTAATACTTTTGCAGATTTTCCACCTACAGGAGATTTAGATGTTATATATGTAGACAAATCTACTAGTACATCTTATTATTGGGATACAAGTCTTGATCCACCAGCTTATGTTCCAACTGGAAGTGGTGCAGGTTCTGTAGAAATTTATCCTAAGTATCTTTCTGGAGGACCTTCAGATGTTCCTGGAGTAGATTACTTTCCACTTATAGGAGTAGAGAATGTTATATATATAGCTAATGATACTGATTTCTCATATTACTGGGATCCTACTGCTAATGCTGGTGCTGGAGGTTATATAAAACTAACTGGTAACCAAGGTAAATCTGCTTATGAGATATGGTTAGATTTAGGTAATGTAGGTACTGAACAAGACTTTATAGATTCCTTAAAAGGAGATCCTGGAGACGGTATTACTATTAATGGTCTTAACTATGTAGGAGATTGGGAAGTCTTAGGTTTACCTTATACTTATGCTGAAGGGGATGTAGTATATTATCAAGGTTCTTCTTATGTGAGAATATTTGCAGGAACTGATGATGTAGGTAGTCCTACTCCAGATATAAGTCCTAACTGGGGACTATTAACCTCTAAAGGTGCTCAAGGTGATCAGGGTCCTATTGGTCCTGATGGAGCACAAGGACCTCCTGGTCCACAAGGAGTTCCTGGAGCTATTGGACCAGCAGGTTTAATATGGAGAGGAGAGTGGAGCCCTGATGTAGTTTATGATGCTAATGATGCTGTAGGTTTTGGAGGAGCTTCTTATTTCTGTGTAAACCCTGTAGGACCATCTCCTAATGATCCTACTGTAGATACAGTAAACTGGGCTCTACTTGCTAACATAGGAGCGCAGGGTATACAAGGTCCTGCTGGACCTCAAGGAGAAATAGGACCCCAAGGACCACAAGGCCCTCAGGGTGCTGCAGGTGTATTACTTATTACTATTACAGATAATATTACTGGACCTGTCTCAATTGCCCCAGGAACATCTGAGATATTTGATGTAGCTAATGGAGGTAGAGTACTTGAGGGAGCTATTATTTTTATTGATGGAGTAGGTTACTTTACAGTATTAAATGTTTCTGGTAATACAATTTCAGCTAGTAATGATTTTAGTGAAGATACTTTAATTATTCCTGATGCAAGTATAGATTTTAGAACAGTTCTTGTTACTGGTCCAGAAGGTCCTGGAGGAGCAGGTGCTCAAAATTTACAAGGAGTAACTGATGTGGGTAATACTACTGATAATGATATTGCTCTCTTAGATACTGCTAAGGTAACATTTGATAATGGTGCTAAACTTCAGAAAGGAACTGTAGATGCAGGAGCATTAGGAGGTATAGCTTTAAAGTGTTCTGTAGAGTATGAGTTGAAGTGGGAAGCTGGTAGATTATATATCATGCAGCAAGATGGTTTTGAGATTCGTGAAGTTAGATATACTCTTACAGCTACCCCAACTACTGATGATGATAATACTAAAGGATTTGTAGTTGGAAGTAGATGGATATTAGATAATGGAGATACTTATATATGTACAGATGCTACTACAGGTATTGCTACATGGACACTTGAAGTAATAGGCGGAGGTATCTCATATTACACAGCTTCAGGAAGTGATACATATATTACAGGTATTATAACTACCTTTAATACAGGAGATACATATCTTATTAATTTTACAAACCCTAATACTGGTGCTTCAACATTAGATGGTCAAACCTTAGTAAATAGTAAAACCCAAAGCAATTTAGTTTCAGGTGATATTCGTACAAATGAGACACATCTAGTAGTTTATGATGGTTCTGTTTTCCAAGTATTAACCATAGGTCCTAACTCTTCACTGAATCCTGGAGGAGGAAGTGGAGGAGGAAGTGGGGCTATAGTAGATATGGGATATAGAATGGATGGATTAGAATTAGTAGATATGGGTAGCAGAATATAAAAAAGAATAATACAAAATGGGAATACTTAAGATACCTAGGATTACAACAGCTCAAAGACTTACAACTGGTGGAGGTATTACTCCAGATGAAGGAGAACTATTATTTGACACAGATAATAAAAAGATTTATAAAGGTGATGGAATAACTTTAGGTGGTGTTGAAGTAGGTGGAGGTGGTGGAGGATTAGATTATGCTACTACCTCAGGAACTGCAACTGCTTATACAGCTACTGTCTCAGGAGTAAGTTCTTACACTGCAGGAGACTCTTATCTTATTAAATTCCATTTAACTAATACTGGAAATGCACCTACTATTGATATTACAGGTGCTGGTGCTAAGACTATTGTAAAAAATGCTGCAGATACTGTTGCAGCAGGAGATATACTGCAAAATAAAATATATCTTATTACTTACGATGGTACTAACTTTCAGCTAGTAACTGTTTTAGGGGGAACTGGTGGTGGAATAACTAAGTTTACAGCTGGTGGTACAAATACTTATACAGCAACTGGAGTCCCTGGTGTATCCGCATATACTGATGGAGATACATACTTAGTTAGATTTACTAATGGTAATACTGGATCTTCTAATCTTAGTATAAATGGTTTAACTACTAAAACCTTATATAAAAATAATGATGGACCTTTAATAGGCGGGGATATTTGGGCAGGAGGAGAAATGCTTTGCATTTTTAATTCAAGTTTAGATGGTTTTCAGTGTATAGGCACCTCACCTAATTCTCTCTTTGCTTATGTAACTAATGGTGAAGGTGTTACTATAACTAAGGGGCAAGTAGTATATGCCCATAGTGGTACTGGAGATAGAATGGAAGTTAGATTAGCAAATAATACTCAAGACTCTACTTCTGCTAAAACTATAGGTGTTGTTTATGCTGATATACCTGCAGGAAACTCTGGTGTAATAATTATACAAGGTCTCTTAACCGGACTTAATATTTTAAAACCTGTTGATGGTTTTGCTGATGGGCAATCTTTATACTTAGGTGCTACTAATGGTAGTTTTACTAAAGATAAACCATCTGCACCCAACCACTTGGTATATGTAGCTACTATTACAAGAGCTAATGCTGGAAATGCAGGTAGTATGTATGTTAAGATACAGAATGGTTATGAGTTAGATGAGATACATGATGTACAAATTCTAAATCCTTTAACTGGACACTATCTATATTATGATTCAACTGCTCCTGGTTTATGGAAGAATAGTGGATCTTGGCAAGGAAATACTATTGCAGTAGGTAAAGGAGGTACTGGTTTTTCTACTTATGCGGTAGGAGATCTCTTATATGCTAATGGTACAAGCTCTTTTGATAAACTTTCAGCAGTAGCTTTTGGACAAGTTTTAGTTTCTGCTGGAACAAATACTGCTCCTGCATGGAGTGCCAATCCCTCATTAAGTACACTTACCTTAACATCTGCTGGATCTTTAACTTTAGGTACAAGTGGAGCAGGAGGAAATACTGGAGAAATAATATTTAGAAATAGTAGTAATACTAACACCATAACTTTAAGAACTGGAGCTACATCTGCAGCTGGTGGATATAATATAGTTTTTCCAACTGCAGCACCTCAAAATGGTCAATATATGCAATTTACTTCAGCAGGAATAGGTAGTTGGGTTAATGGCACCGTTACTGGTGTTACTACAATGGCAAATATTGGAGCAACTCCTAATGCCGATGGAGCTACAATATCTGGAAGTACATTAACTCTTCAACCTGCCGGTATTTCTTTTGGTGGAGTAGTTACAGCAGGTCTTCAAACATTTGGAGGAGCTAAAACATTTTCTTCAGCAGTTACAATTAGTACTGCAAGTAATCAACTTATTTTAAGCAGTGGTATTAATCAATTAACAATTAATAGCGGAACTAGTGCAGCTGCTAGAATATATACTGTACCTGATGTAGGAACAGGAAGTACATTTGTGATGAATAGTGGAGATCAAAGTATAGGAGGTTCTAAAACATTTACATTAGCCTTAACTATTTCTCAACTAACTAATCAATTAACTTTAGGAGCTACTAATTCTACAACTATTAATGCACCTAATGCTGGTGGTGCTAAAACTTATACTATTCCAAATGTTGGAACTACCTCCAACTTTTTAATGAGTACTGGAGTACAATCATTTAGTAGTATATTATCTATAAGTCAGGCAAGTAATACCCCTATGTATATAAACTTACAAGGATTAGATGGTGGTGGTACTTGGGTTCATACTGAAGGTGTAACTGGAGGAATTCTAAGTCCTCCATTACCTAATGGTGCAAGATTGATATTTAGACAATATGGTTCATCTTATGCTACATATATAGGTAGAGCTACAAGTATTAATAATTTATTATTTGCTGCTAATGGATCTTTTGAGTTTTGGACTCAATTTACTGAAAATATTAGACTTACTAATAATACAATATTAGTTAATAATGGTTCAGGAACATTACAACAAGTAATTGGTCCTAGAAAAACAGGATGGACAGTAGCAACTGGAACAGCTAATAGAGGAACTTTTGCTACTTTTACACCACAAACAATTTCAAACCCGCCTACTCAAGCTCAAGTTCAAACAATATCTGATCATGTAGTAATATTATCTCAAAGAATGAAAGCTCTTATAGATGATTTACATGCAACAGCTGGTCATGGTTTAATAGGATTGACATAAAAATAAAATTATGATATACAATATAAGTGATGAGCCTAAATATGGCTTTAAAAGAAAGGTAGAATTAGGTTCTATCTACATTGAGATAGAAGAAGTTTCTGGTCAATGTGTAAACCTAAAACTTTTAGTAAAGTATTATGAGAATGATGGTGTTACACCAATGAGACTTATACCATTTAAATGGGTTACTCTAAGAGCAGATAATACTACTTGGGTAGATCAGAATGGTAATATAGTTCCAGAAGGAGACCCTACTGCAGTAATGACTGAGTATGAGTTCTTCATGGCTATGATGGATGTACCAGTAGTTATCTCTGATATCGTAGAAGCTAAGGTAGCTTGGGCAGATAGCCTAGGACGCTTTAACTAAGATGAAAGATTGGGATATCATACTAGTGAAAAATACCAAAGGTAATATTTTTCAAAGAGTATATTGGTGGCTTATTAGATACTTTACAAAAAGTAACTATAACCATGCCCAATTAGTTAGAGATTTTAATGGAAAGCTTTATATTTGCGAGAGTGGAACAACAGGGTTTAGAGTAACTAAAACTTTGGATAAGTGGTGGATGGAGCAGGAAGAAAGAGAAAGAGACTTTATTGTTATAGATATTCCTACATACTCAAGAAAAAGGTTTGATGAGATACTAGGGAATAAATATGATGCAGGATATTGGACATATCTTACAAAAAAATTCTCAGATATGAAGACTTCTAACTGTTTTCAAAGCATTGCATATATCTTTAGATTAAAAGATTACTGGTTAGCTACAGCTAATACCCTATTATCCTCGTATAAAAGTGTAGGTAAAAACAAAATAATAGTACAACATGACAAAAAAGACATTTGATCTGAGTAAGGGTGATGCTTACATCCTGTTTACAGCAGTAATGGGAATTTCTGCTAGGAACAAACAAGAGCAATTTCTAAATTATGATTTGAGTGTAAAACTCCTCTCTATTAAGAAGTCTTTACAAATTACTATGGATGCTCTGGAAGAAGCCAAGGTTACTGTTCAGGAAGTATTTGCTGATAAGACTACTACAGAATATGAGCTTCCTACATTCTCTGAAGATGAGATGAGAATCATCATCAAAGGGCCAGATGAGCTTGAAGCATTTGAGAAACTAGTCAGTTAAAAAAAACTCCACGGATGGAACAGGATAATATAGATTACAGCAATAGTGTAGCATATGTAGGATTAGGAATCCTATTTGTTACATTATTACTAGCAGTAGTCCTTATGGGACCTGTTGGGCAGAAAGTCTGTATTAATTCTAAACTAGAAGTGGATACTGATACTATTTACACAGAAGAAAGTAGATGGTATTATAAAGCCGACAGTTCAGTAAGCCCAATTAGAATAGCTTTATTTAGGGGAACAACACTTGCACCATATGATGTCCTATACTTAGCTCCAGATGATTATGTAGATTTGAAGCTTGAAGAGGGATATAGTATAGTAAAAATCAGAACTTTAGAAGAGAAGTATCCTAAGATTCAAACAAAATCTAGGATACTTCAACTAAAGCCTAAACCAATCCCTAAACCTATTTTTAATTTTAAACGCTTCTTTGAATAATGACTGGCATTGAAACTCTTATAATGATTATGAAAATCATTGTTCCTATTACTGTAATAGGAATTACAACTGTAATTAGATTCCTTTGGGATATTAGAAACAATTCCAGAGAAGTACAGAAAGAGTTTCAAGGTTTTAAGGTTAATTTTGCTTCAGAGATTACTTCTCTAAAGAATAAAATAGATATCTTAGACAGTAAGACTAAGGATAGCTATTCTAAATCTGAGACAGATAATCTTCTTCTAAGGCTCAAGAATGAGTATCTTGAGAAGATAGTTTTTAAGAGGAAGAATGGAGTTAGTGAGGAATAATCTCTACATCCTCTACCAACTCTCTATACTGCATAAATCCTCTGAAGTTCCTACTGTAAGGTCTCTCAAAGTATCTCTCTGGCTCCATAACTTGTGCACAGTGCTCAAATGGTGACATGTGCCCAGATTCTAACAATCTGTTATACAACTCTATATCAGCTGTATGTGAGTTACTACTTGTTGAGCCTACAGTTGTGTAAGATACTCTGGCACATTTTGCAGTAGCAATCTTCATAGCAACTTCTTCCCAGTTACCCTCTTCATTAATAGCTGCCTCAGCATATTTTTCTCCAGATAAATCTATAGTATCACCAAATGGTATATGCCATTCTCCTGTTTGCAAAACCTTAGGAGTACTATTACTCATAGCTTCTTTCATTCTTCTTGCTAACTCCTGGATATGAATTTCTGCAGCTTCATGATCTCTAAGTTTAAAGAAATTTTCATACTCTGTAGCAGTACAAATAACTGTGTGCCACATAAAGGGTTCTAGAAGTCTATTGCATAGCTGTTTAGTAACACCAGTATCATTCAAGATTTTAGAGTTAATTACAGCTGCATCTCTAGCTTCTAACCACATATCAATAGCAAATTCTTTATCACTAACTCCAGCTGGGGCATCACTTAAGTACTCAGTGCCCTGCATACCCTTATGATCTTTCTGCCAAGCAATAGGAATAAAGGGATTAGTCTGTACACTCTCTACCATCTTCTTGAAAGGGATAGCTCTACTGCTTGCTGAGTTTCTAGAGAATGCTCTGTGTGTATTAAATTCTGCAAGTATAATCCTAGGGAAAGTTAGGAGATAGGTTGTTATCCTATCTCCTCTCTCACTAATACTATCTGCTAATATCTTTGCTTGTATTTTCATCACCAATCTAAATCTAGTTCTATCTTTCTGTCCTTATAGTTACAGTATGCTAGCTTAAAGTAGTTAATGCCATCTAAGAAGCTATCATCTATACTCTCATTATTAGGCCACTTATTATTATTAATAAGGTTACTAATTCTTGCAATCTTAAGCAGTACCATGAAGAGAGCATAATTTGTTGGGTCTGTAACATTCAGACCCAACTCCTTAGCTGCAGCAGATACAGTCTTAAAGTTATTTAAGACATCCTCTGTTGCATAATCATGTGCTTTTGAGCTTGCAATTTTTCTAATCTTCTCATCAATCTCTTGATAGAGCTCTAGTTGCTTACTCTTTTCCATCAATAATATTCTTTTCTTTATCTAAGTTTCTATTCAGAGCATAGTAAGAAGAAAATCCTTCTGGATACCTAGCTGCTAGTTTCTTAATGTTAGTAGTAAGAACTTCATCAAGAGTACCATCTACTTGCTCAATAGCATATAGAGTAAGATCTACAATATCATAGACAGAGTTAATATCTAATGCTGTAGCATTGATGACAATAAGCTCCATTAGCTCATACATTGAGAAGTCTGTGCTCCTATCATATAGAGGTTCATAGGTAATATTATCAATAACATTAGCAAAGTCCATATTCATAAACTTGCAATAGTTAGAAGCATACCACATGATATCACCTAGTTCTTCCTTTAGATGAGGAATATCTATATCCTTACCATAGGCATGTTTCTTTTTAAGAATATCTACTACCTCTGCAGCTTCTGTGATAATACCCATCTTCATGTGAAGAATATTAGCACCCTCTGTTCCTAAGTCTTTGCAAGTTGTACTTGCAAGTTCTTCATAGTTGTTATAATTAATTTCCATAAATCTTATCTATTGTAGCTGAAAGCAATTTAACTTTATCTAATCCTATCTTTTTGATTAATGAGCTGAGGTTGATAGTTACCTCATCAAAGTAGGCCCTAAGAGCTTCTCTTTCTTGCTCTGTTAAGGTTATTTTTTCCATATTCTTCTTATTTAATCTCACAACCATCGGCACCACAAGCTACCTCACCTTTTAGGTCTGTAACATCATCAAACTCTACTACTTTAGATAAGTCTATAGAATCTAGATGAGATACCATCTCCTCATACTGCTCTTTAGTAATATCCTCAAATGGTGCTTGAGAATATGTGCCTCCAAAGAATGGTAGTACAGAGAGACCATTAAAAGACTCTTTATTATTCCACATCCACTCTCCTACCATTTCCCACTCATCTATCTCCTCATAGTCACTCATCTTCATACTTCTAGGATACATCCTAGCTTTATCAATAGAGATAGTAGCAGATACATTGTGAGTATTATCACCTTTAACATGTCCTGGTTTAATCCATCTATCAGAAATACTCTTAACTCTCTCAAGTAATTCTAGAGCACTCTCATGCCTAGTTACAGCACCCTCAGGAGCCTGAATAGGAATCTCAACTACAGCAGAGTTAGGAATCAAGAGATGATCCTTAACTAAGGCAGGATGGTTCTCATGAAGGTACTTATAAAGTTCTTCGTGTTTTCCCAACTGCATTCTGCGGATGTAGTAATCATTATGCCAAGCATGGATACCAGAGCTAGTACCAAGAACGCAACTAGTTGTCCCAGACGGCTTAACACATGTAGTCCTTGCTGCTTTGTTAACACCAATAATTTTTGCAATGTATTCATTTGTTTGTCTAACTAATTCTGCTGCCCCCTCAATATCATACTTGAAAACTTCCATACTAGCAATGCCTGTCATGCCTACACCAATCAGAGCATCCTTCTCAGTAGTCTTCTTCCAGATAGGACGAAGATAATGAAAATCTGTAAATCCTGCTTGCAAAGTTCCAAAGAATGAAGCTACAATAACTCTGTTATGAAAATCATCCTGAGAATCAATGTTAGATACATTAACCTCACAGAGATTACAGAACTGATAGGGTCTCAGTGCAATCTCACAGCAAGGATTAGTACCCCAGTCAGAGTTATTAGTAAAGTAAAATCCAGGTTCTCCACTACCAGAGAGCTCAATCTTCTTCCAAAGATCTAGGAAAAACTCCTTAGTAATCTTATGTCTTACAAGAACTGCAGAGTTGTTAGCTCTACCTCTCTGAGGATTTTGTTCCCACCAACTTCCAAACTTACAGGTAAGCATATCTTCATCATTAGCAGAGAATAGGCTGATTAGAGCTGCTCTTCTAATACCACCTGCTAAAACTGAGTCTGCAATATGACATACAATATCGTGTACCTCTAGCGAAGTAAGTTTTTCACCATCTTCCTTTCTATTCAAAATCTTCTCAATTCTAAATAGACAATCTTTAAGTGGCTCAGGACCAGGTGCTTTACCACCTGCAGTAATCAATCTAGTACCTTTTGGTCTGATATCTGAGAAATCAAACCTAGGTTTAGTATTTCTACCACCAAGATAAGAAGCTACAAGATGTTTCACAGCATCAGCCCACCCCTCAATACTATCTCCTACTAAGAACTTCTGTTCCTTCAGAGGCTTTCTAATTTCTGGAAGTTTCTCAATATGAGAATACTGTACACTGTATCCAACCCCAGTGCCTCCAAGAAGTAGAAACATAATTTCTCCAAAAGCTCTATAATCATCTACTGGAAGATAGCAGCAGTTGTAAATCCTAGCCTCATTTTTAAGGATAGCATCGCCAGCAAACTGCATAGCTCTCATAGATGGTAAAACTTTCTTCTCATATAAGTATACTGCATTATCATCAATATCTTTAGACAGCATAGGATACTTCTCTTTCATCATGTCTACATACCTGTCTACAATCTCAGAGTAAGTTTCCCTCCTGTTAAAGAGAGGTTTAAACTTAGCATACTTATTAAATGTTACAATGTCTGAGAGAATCTCCAGACCAATATTACTGTTACTCATATATATTTAAAGAATTAATTTTTCTAAATTAATGTTGTGCTCCTCAAGAATCTCATAGAAACTCTTAGAGATACTTTCTATATCATCTTCCTCCCCACTACCATACTTAGAGATAGACCTTAGCTTTTGAGAGAAATCCCATAAAGCAAGAGACATATCTAAAGACCTATTGCACCTCTCATAAGCTGCAAGATCATCCATATTATCCAAGTCAAATATCAGCTTTGCTCTCATTGTTATGTATAACTATTTTAAAATCACTCCAGTCCTTTAAAAAAGCTTGTAGGGAAGTTAATAACTCCCCTACTCCCTTTTTGTTATAGATCTCTATAACTTTAGTTTTAAAGTCTATCTTATAACATGAGCTGCTCATTGCCAAAACTTAAGTTTACTAAAGAAGAGTTTCCAAGTAGATGGTTCTTCTTCCTGAGGTGGACTAGTTTCTACGAGCTTATCTCTAAGTTTATTGAAGTCTTCTTCAATATTTTTCATAAACTCCTTAGTCTCTTTGATATAATTTTCTTCTACATCAAAGTCTGCACCTTTAGGTTCTTGCAAAGATTCCCACTCAGCTTTAGAGATAAACTTATTAGTTACTGGATGCCTATAAACTGTCCTCTTCTTGTCCTTCATTGTCTTGCTCATATACATAATACCTTATACCATTAATTATCAAAGATACTATATCCCTATTATCAATAACAACCTCCTCTCCATCCTTTAGGGAAGAAATAATACTATAACCAAGAAGATTAGAAGAAAGAAAGTAGCCTGTAACAGCTTTCCATTTACTATCTTTACCTAAGTAGTTTACAGTAAAAATAGTCTTAGAGTTTTGCATAACTCTAACAACATCTTCTCTACTTACTCCACCAGTTATATCATAATAAATATCTGAGGAAGTTACATAAGGAAGAATACTTTTGTCTATCTCTAGATAAAACTCTTTACCACTCTCATCTAAGCACTTAGCCATCCTTACTTCATTGATGACCTGTGTTTCTATAATCTGAAAGTTGAGGGAAAGGTTATGCCAACCTTTTGTCCCAATCTCACTAACTTTTCTAGCCATGTTTTATAAAGTTATAAGATGATTGTTATTAAACTCTTCAACAGTATAATTCCATTGATTATTCTCCATATGCCACTTAATTCTACCAAGTAAACTAAGATACTCAATAGTACCTCTATCTATCTGTGCTTCAGAGATTTTGTAACAATGTCTAGTAAAGTATTGAGTATCAACTACTGGCATGTAGCAAGAGAACTCATATCCTGGGAACTGTATAGAGAGAGCATATTTATAGAATGCCATCTGTCTATAATACTTCCAGAACTCAAAGCTATCTGGGAAGAACTGTGCTCTCTTAGAAGTTGTCTTCAAGTCTATAAGCACAACATATTTCTCATCATGATTTACAATCAGTCTATCTAATCTTGCTTTACAATCAAGATCCCTACACTTAAAGTAAATCTCATACTCATTAAATATCTCACATCCAGGCCATTCCTGAAAAAGATATTTGGCACAAGCAGCATGGCTATTTAAGGCTTCTATACACCCCTCAATAACATCTTTCTGCTCTTTAGTCATAAACTGCTTACCTTGATTCTTCTCTAACTCAGCAATATACTCATAGATAGTACTCTTCTTTAAGGTATTTAAGAGAGTCTCATCTTTGTAATTATTGTAATAGTTAGCAAGTCTGGCAGCTTTAAGAAGAACTTCGTCTTGTGTCTCAACTAAATGAGAATCCTTGATAAGGAAGTACTGTGTAACTACATTACACATACTCTCATTAGGTTTAACAACTTCTGATACTACAAACTCACTTGGATTTTCCACGTAGAGATGTAGCAGACTTCCGTTTTCCAGACTTGGACTTGGAGGTGTCTTTTGTATTGTCCCCTCCAGATAAGACAGAAACAGCTTTGGACTTCCCCCTTGTTCTGGGTTTATCAGGGACAGGCTGCTGTTGGCTATGTCCCTCCTCTCGTAATAATTGGTCTGCATAAATTTTCTTAATTTCCTCTAGTACCTCTCTACATTGCATCTGATTTCTAGGCATAAAGAAGATATGATCTGGGTACTTAAACTTGAAGATCTTATGCTTAATCTTAGCTTTCTCTTCTAGTAAACCCTTAGTCTCTATAACTATCTTCTTGTCTGTTAGATAAAAATCAGATACATATTCAATTTTTCTAATAGTACTTCCTTGATACTTAAATGATGCTTGTAACTCAAATGGTTCTTGCATCTTTAAGTGTTCCAGTAGATTATTAGATTCCAAGAGCTTGTAGAAATAAAGCTCTAGACCACTGTCGAAGGTTAAGTTATTATACTTAACCTTCTTAGTGGAATAATATTTTCTCATGTTGTTCTAGAAAGGAAGCCCTTGCAAATGTACTTCTTTTTTATAAATAAATTTACCATTTATTTTATTAAGAAGAATTTCCTTAAACTCCTTTCTCTGAGCAATATTCTTGAAGGTATATTCCTTATTGTATAAGAAAAATATATCATCAATACCATCATGAATAACTACCCTAGGTCTATAATCAACATTCATATTAGCACCTCCAATTGCAGGAAGAAAGTTAATTAATTGATTAGAATATTTATCATAGAAATCTCTTGTAACTTCTAATACATATCTGGTATTATAATTAGTATTAGGAGGTCTTTCTTTATGTATCTTAAGTACAATTTTACCATCTATATCAAAGATAGAATCTAAGAATACATAATATGGAAAGAAAGATTGAAGATACTTTCTATTATGAGTACTCTTATATTGCCTCATTAACTTGATAAATATATCCTCAAGAGAATTCTTAGTTTTCTTCTGAGAGAATGGTTCAAAGTTACAATAATGAGAATTCTGATAAGGACTAAAAACATGAGGCACCTTAGAATTACTATCAGAATACCTATTAAGTTTCTCTCTAATCTCTGCTATTGTTGCTGCCATGTTAAACCATTAAAAGTTGTAAAGAATGGAACTTCTCTAATTTCCTCACCAATATCAGCAAGATGTTTTTGATTAGCAAGATAATTACAGAATAGTGCTACAGCTTGAGTTGCTACCATAGCTGCATAGTGACCTGTTTGCTTATAACTACAAGGTAAATCAGGTATCTCATCATCATTTCTCAAGGAATCTAGATACATCTGAATGTGCTTTTCTTTGTGTACACAGAAGATCTGGAATTCCTCTGCTTGAAGTCTGGTATCTATAAAGATTTGACTATCTTTATTATTACACCATTCCTCAAACATAAGTTTCCTAGCCTCCATATTGTCAAACATAGCAAAGCAATAAGGAGTTACATCACAACCTTCCTCATATTTGCCAAGATGGTCAAGATAACCATTAGAGTATTGTCTAATCATATCAGAAACTGCTGAAGCTTTGGGTTTACCTAAGTCTTCATACTTAAAGAACTGACAATCTAGATTTACATCTTCTACAGTATCCATCTCATAACAGAATAACTCATGTCTAAGTCTGGATAAGAAGAAAGCTACATAAGCACCAACACCACCTAAACCCCCTAGAGTAATTTCTAGGGGTTTTTTTGTTACAAATGGTGCTGCTGAGAATCTACTATATTCTAAGCGATTATATCTACTCATAGTTCTTAGTATCTTCTATCAGAGATATATTCATTCCACTCTTTATCAGTCATTCTAGAGATATCCTTATCTTTTTTATTACCAAAAGGAACATCTTTAAAATCATCTTCCATATCTGCAGTTTCTACAAGAGAATGGATTGCAGCTAATCCATAAACAAGACTATTAATTAGTTTATGGTGAGGAGCAATATCTTCAAATGTAGTCATCAACTGATAGAGAGAACTTTGTACCTGTTTAATCTTACCCTCATCAACAGCATCCATGCAAATCTTTTCTACTTGATCAAGGTAGACATCTACATGGTCATCTGTTTTAAGTTCTGCTAGTACTTCCTTAAGAGTAGTAAACTTATAGTTAAGAGTACCAAGAGTATATTGAGTAATACCAAACTGAGTTTTAGGACTTACAAAAGGAATGGATTGTTGAAGACCTCCATTTCTTTTAGTAGGCATGCCATAAGTAGGTTTCTTAGCTTCCTCAAGTAACTTTTTGTTCTCTACAACCCTATCAAATTCATCCTTAAACTCATCATTATCAGCACTAGAGATATTTACAGGTAAAGAATACTCTACAATAATTCTTCCATCATTTACTTGCTTACTAAAGTAGGCACTGTCCATGCCTCTAACAGAGACACTCTCAATTACCATATCAGTAGCAATTCTAGCATTAAAGTCTAACTTGTTATTGACAATAACAGAGAGATGGAAGGGGAAGTTACTTATATTATCATATAAGTGCTTATCATCTACACCAGATGGTGTGACACCCATATTGTGATGAGAGTGGATACTGAAGAACATTACAGGCCACTTATCCTCATTCTCCTCAAAATACTCAGCTAAGGTTGTACCCCAGTCATATTCTGTATAACCGGCAGTACCTACATCTTTAAGGAGCAAATCTATTACATGTAGTTTTAGACTATCATCATGCAGATCTCCTTCTACTTTCATTACACCAACACCACTCCACTCTATATTAGAGCATCTGGAATTCAAATACTTGATTTTGTCCAGTACTCTGTTCTCCAGAGTTATTGGATTCTTCAGTTGTTTTTTTATAATCATCATAAACATTATTAATAAATGAAGTTGGGACACAATCCATTAGAAGTTGATCTAGGAGTTGGTCTACATTCTTAATCATAGTTCTTGGTCTCTTATAAAGAGGAATAAATTTCTTCTTCTTAAGAGCAATATTATTAAAGGTTACAGCTCTCTCAAGAGGTGCTTCTTCTTTTGCCTGCTCAGAAGATTCTGTAGAGAAAAGTTGAAAGAAATCTTTCTTTAGAGCATCTTTATCAAAGCTTACTTCTATAGCCTCATTAGACATTGTTACAGAGATATAGTTAGTAACTTTACTTAGAAACTCCTCATCATTATAAACTCTATCTAAGAATTCTGTGTAAGCAAGTGTAATACCTTGATTTAATCTACTTAAGGCATAATAATGATCACCTACCTCTGTCTTCTGAGTAATAGTTCTATACAAGTTTACCCAGAAAATATCAGCATCATCTTGAGTAATAGAATCTATATTATAATGCAAATTATTCAAAGACATCTTTAGTGGAGAATCACCTGTACAAAAACTACCAAAGTTGCCACTAACATGAGGATGTATAAAATCCTTATTAACAACATCTAATGTAGTTCTAAATACATGTAAAGAAGAATTAGTTATATAGAAATAAATATCTCTAATCTCAATAGGTTCTCTATTACTATTAACCTCTTGTAAAAATATTACAGGGAAATGTATACCAAGATATTGCTCATGAGCATTAACACTTACAAGACCCATCTTGCAAACACTCTCATCATACATCTCAGATTGCTTAAGAATGTTATACATCTTAAGAATCTTTACATGAGTACTATTAGTATAACCACTATGCTTAACAGCATTATGTATATCTAAAAAGAAATTATCATGTCTATTAGAATGTATCTCTTTAATTATACCATTATAACTATAATATTGAGCTACAAATTCATAGAGCTTATGTCTCTTAATAGATTTCTTATATTCCTGTAAATCAGTATCTAAGCTAAACTTAGGTTGGAGAAGTTGGGGTCTCCTAAGAAACCCCATAATCTCCGCATGCTTCTTACTTCTTGGTAGCATTTTTAGCTTCCTCTAGAGCCCTTTGATTAAAGCGTTGAGCATTAGTAGCATTCCTAATGCCAAGCTGCCACTCAATTTCAAAGAGTCTATCCTCAGTAGAGGAGAGGTTTACCCATGAAATAGGTTGAGGTGTTTCTACCACCAATTCTTCCTCATCTTCTTCTCTATCAGCAAGAAGAGCTTCAACATCAGCAACTTTAGCCTTCATAACATTAACACTGTCATGAGTATAATTACCAATGATGTCTAATACCTCATCATCATCATTCTCTACAGCATCATATCTGAAATCTTTGAGCTTAGCTCTAAGATCATAATACTCAGCAGGTAGAGCAGCCTTCATATCTTTAGGAGAGATGAAGACTTTTAAGTTACCCTCTGGAAGAACAGCATCAGGATGCTCCAGAGAATAGAGAGCTTTACCTACAGTGACAGTCTTGTTAGAGAAATCAACAGCAGGAAGAGCAGATACTAGCTGAGAGAAGGTGCTTACTCCAGCTTCAACCTCAAATTGATTAACTTGAGAGTTATTTGTTGTTACAACAGTTACTTTACGCATAACTTTATAAAATTGTATTTAATAAATCCTCCATATATTCATGCCCGAGGATTTTATAGGCATCAGAGAAATCTTTAATCCCCATTTCTCTGTATTCTTTAGGGAATAATGCTATTGGAATATTATACTTTCTTCTTATAAGTACAGCAGCTCTCTTACCAGGAGCATCATTGTCTGCAAGATACACACAATTGTACTTATTTACAAGCCATGCTGGAGGGAGAACACTCTCCCCCTGCATAGCAACAGCTTGTATACCAAATAATGATAAACATACTACATCCTTATAACTCTTGGTTATGATCAAGAGTTTAGGATCATCTAAATATTCCAAGCCTTGTATCCATCTACTATTAGATAGAAACCTATATTCTTTTCTCTCAGGAAAGTATGCCTTTACAGAGTTATCAGCAAAGATGTACAAAAAGCACATCTCACTGCCTCTCACACAGTTTTCAAAGTCTCCACTTTTAGTTTTAAGATATAAATGGCTGCATGAGTGGATATTGAATCTCTGTAAAGTCTCTAAACTTATTCCATATTGTTTCCAGTATTCTAGTTCCTTGTTAGAGAACTCTTTGAATTTAACTTTAATCTCAGTACTCTCTTTTTTTACCAAATCAAATTTACGTATACTTTTCCTTGTTATACATTCATTTAGAGAGTCATTACCTAAGGAAGAGGTGTCATCCAATTCTGTTTTTAAGTTAGAATCCTTAGATAATGGTATTAAGTTCTTCATAGTCTTATAGATATCCAACAGTGCTTCTTGGTAGGTAAGATGTTTTAGATGCATAACCATAGCTACTGCATCACCACAGAATTCTCCTGGTCTATTATCATAATAGCGCAGGATATTACCATAATATTGAAATGCACATGTTGGAGACCTATCTCTCCTCAAGGGACTTACAAAGTTACCTCTGACTACTGGAATACCATAAGCTTCAAAGATGGCTTCCTGTGAGAAGGTTTTATAAATGTAGTCCCTACTTAAATTAGAGACATACATTTATTTAGAAGGGGAGTTCTTGATCTACAGAAGCTGGCATGCTAGTAAAGTCAGCATTAACTTCTGGCTTTACAATAACATCAGCAGGAGTAAGGATAAGTTTGTTGCTATTAGGAGCAGCAATATAACCCTTACTTGCAAACTCAAGATATCCACTTCTACCATAGACTAACTTAACATCAGCAGTTTTGTCATTGTTTACTGCAGCTACAAAGTTTTTAGCAAACTCTGCATAAGTTTTACCTTCTACAGTAACATCACCTACTACTGCTGTCAAGACAGTCTTGGTATCCCTGATAAAGCCCATCATTTCTAGGGCATTAGCTACCTCATCAGACATCTCTACACCCTTCTGACCTTTAATTCCATTGAACTCAAAGTTGAAAGGACAAGCTCTGCCTTGGCTATTACCAAGTTGCTTTGGCTCCCACATAATCTTCTTAATGTTAGTATCAGAGATTCTAACACAGAGGACGGGATCACCAGAACCATCTTTTCTAAGAGGTTCAAAAATAGCTTCTACAGGAACATTAACATTGATACCTGGTTTAACTGAAGCAGCTGGGGCTTTTACACTATTAGTATTAAACATATTATTTATGAGTTTTTAGTTTTAAGATTAATGAATATAGTTGTGGAAATTATCTCTCCTATCTTCAATAGGAGCATCTACTGTTACTTCTTCAGAAGTTTCTACAGCTTCCTCATCGTCTTCTGGCTCAATAGCCACAAATTTACAATAAGTACCTGTCTCATCTTTCTGGAATATTTCCAGTTTGAAGAGAGATCCTAAAGAGATAAGATACTGATAGAGAGTAGGATTAGAGAATGTTCTACTCTTATTCTCACCTCTCTTAGTCTTCTTATAGAACTGACCATTTGGGGAGATAAGAAGCAGATAAGTATCATTGCTCTTACCAAAGGTAAGTTCATTGTTCTGTAACTCATTTAGGCTAAAGAATGTTTGAGAGAACTCTAATCTCTCATTCTTAGCACGAAGGTCCCAGCTCTGAGTCTTCCTAGACTTTCTGGTTGTAGTTGCAATTACTTGAAACATAAGTTTTTAATTTTACTTTTGATTATAAATTTTATCCCAATGGGTAATAAATTTTCCATCTACCAGCTCAGAGATAACTATCTCTTGATCCTTAAGATGGGTTGGCCTAGCACCACAGATAACATCATCTGTAGTCTTAAAGGACAAAATATTCTTGTTGTCTTCACCTCTGTATAGCAAACCAATTGCATCTACATCAGCAGAGACCATACTCTTAATTTTGCCAGTGAGATCTAACTCTCTGGCAGATACTTCTTTGCCATTCTTCTCTATGTTAGTGGTCTTTAGGTGACCAAGAAGAATTACCCTATCTGCGCACTTATAAATGGCATTCAGTAGGTTTGTCATGGCATCTCTCAGATATTTGTAACCTGCACCATTAGGAAGATCTAGCACATTAGTTCCTGTATAAGACTTGCCCATCATTACATTCTAGTAAACACGCAACTGTTTACCACGTTCTCTTATGAACTGCTGCATATTACTATGCAGATTAGACTATATCACAATCTTGAATAACAAGATTTTCCCCTTTTCCATCACCATTAGCTTGTGATGTACTCTCTTTCGAGATAGTCGTTGAACTTTGTTTTAACTGATGGTTATATATTAATTCTACTTGTTTTAAAAATGCATCTTTATGAAAAATATGTTTCATTTGATTGCACATTCTACAACAAGGTACAGAATTTTCTAATGTATAACCTTTTAAATTATCTATTCTATCAACTCCAAAAGCTTCTTGTTTTCCACAATAAATACAATCTGACTTAAGTATGTTTGTAAACTCATCTTTAGTAAGTTCAAAAACTCTTTCTGAAAGTTTTGCATTTAATTTATACATGTATAATTTAGAATTATACTTTGTTAAATGTGGTGGATATTTTGCATGAGCAATTTCTTTTTGCAAATCATCCACACAATTTGTACAAGATTTTGGGTTATTTAACAAATGGTCAGCTCTTACTACTGTTTCAGAATTACATCTATTGCAAATACCTTTAAAATAGGCACGGTATTTTTTAACTTCATGTAAATCTACTACAGTAATAGCACCAAATGTTTTTCCAAGATACTTTAATTGCTTGTCAGTCAAAACCTTAGCTTCTGATTGTCCTTCCATATACAAATATACGAAGGATGTCCCAGAAATTAAAGGAATTTGCTTATAATATCACTATTATAAGGCCCATGTTTGTCTAGGCGTGTTTTTATAAAGAGTTAAGGCATAAGGCAATGCTAAATCTTCCAACTTGGTTAGAGTATCTAGAGTGATATACTTATATGGCCTACCAGCAGCTATGATAGCTTTAATAAGGTCCATTAATTCTTGCACAGAGTTAATACTAACCTTAAGTGCATCATAATATTGAGTGCCATTCTCTAAATCTATGATAAGATTGTTATCCAATTCTGCAAGAAGACTGGTTTTACCTGTCTTAGGCTTGCTATAGATAATCAACTTACCAGGATCTGTTAGAGTGGCCTTTGTTTTACTTGTTGGAAGTTCCATCTTTTTAATTTAAAGAATCATAAACTATTTGCATATCCTCAGATTTTGCAGGTGGTAGCTCTGAGAAGCTACCTGCTTTGGGGTTGGCTAATAAACCAACAGCAATATTGTCTCTCCCAAGTCTGTTCTTAATTACCTTCAACATAATAAAGCTATCTTTTAGCTTATTAATATCATATCCAAGACAAGTAGGCATATCCATCTTAAAAGCTGACATAGTAGCAAGTACTACATCTGCATCTGCATATGGATTCCTAG